ACTGATTTGTCACAGGATCCCTACCTCTTTGAAAATGTGTTCGAAACGATGATGCCACTGGTGTTCTGCAAGCATACGAGTACGACCAGCAACAGCAATCTGTTCGCGTTCTTCATCGTTCTCTAGGTAATACCGTAGCTTGGCCAGGAGTTCACCTTGGTCCTTAGCAATCACGATCTCTTTGCCGTCTTCAAAATAAGACGCGAGATCGTCGGCGGGCGTACAAACTTGTAGCCTACCAGTTTGCGGTATCTCAAAGTGTCGCCCCTTGATTTGAGGCATGCTGCCGTGATGCCAGGGATTAGAGAGGTTCAAACAGATCTTACTCTCCGTGAACGCCCTAATCATATCATGAAAATTGGTTTGATAGCCATGCCAGTTTTCGTATCCGTCCCAATAGTTCCCGAAAAGATCAATGTTGATACCAGCGGCCATGATGTTGTCGATGATCTCAGAACGCAGGAAGCGTCCATCAGGCATGCGGCCATGCTTTTGTCCAATAAACGTTACGTCGTACTTCGCGTCAACCTCTTGAGGATGATAGTACGGGGAGCCACCCCATTGAGAACGAATCACGTTCATACCAAACTTCTGATACCATTCCACTGTACGCGAGTGGGTTGTAACGAAGTGACTCACCCTGTCCTTGCGGGGAGCAATCCAGCTTTGAAAACGCCACGACGTATCGCAGTCCCACTGGATCACGGGCATGTCTTTTCGTAGTGCTAGTTTGGCTGCACCTTCCGGAAGGTCCAATGACTCATTGAATGCCACATGAAAAATGGCGTCGTAGTCACCGTCGATCACTAGTTCGGAAGCAGTCCTAGCAAGATCTTTGCACTCATCAGGATAGAGGTAGTCTACTTCGAACATGCCACGGTCAGCACAGTCTTTGAAACCTGCCTCTAGATTGAAGTGCTCATACGAAAACCCCTCTTCGGGTTTACCGTAATTATACAGGAGTCCTACGTAGAGAATTTTCATGAGTTTGCTAGTTCCATTAAAACATCACCATGACACGATTGAGGAGCACACCAACATCCAAGTGTTTTACCACGCAATTCATAAAGTGCGTTAAGTAAATGTGGTTGTTGCGTGATCCATTCGCGATATTGTGCAACCGCTTCGTCACGAGTAGCTACTTTAAATTGAGCCTTGGTACCGCTCTTATGCGAAAATGGATTACCCCACTTTGAAGGTCTACCAATGTAAACATCAAACGGCTCTTTCTTGCAATGTACTACTTTGCACATATTATCGAGGTACGCTTGTACCTAGTGTGTAGAGATAGAGACGTTCAGGCACCTTACCGAAACGAAAACCAGCGTTGGCGGCTCGCACCCATAGCTCCCAATCCTCACGACCAAGTAGCACTTTATCTGTACTGTAACCACGAAGAGTATCAATAGCTAGTTTACGAATCATCATGCTACCATGACATAGAACGTTCTCATTGGACAACGCACCAACAATCTCCTCGTGTGTCAAATAAGACATGATAGGGAAACAATTAGGCACTACATATCCATCAAGAATATCCCACGCCTGCGTGCCACAAAAATCAACATCCGGATGATCTAGCATCCACTGACGCTGAACACCAATCTTGCAGTCCATATAACGATCATCAGCATCGAGATATGTGACCCAATCCGTCTTACATTTTGAGAGACCAAAGTTCTTGGCCGCTGCAAGTCCCTGTTTGCGAGGACGCTCGAAAAAACGAATGTCTAGTACAGAGCGATAGCTTTCCAAGATGCTGCGGGTGTTGTTCCAGCACTCATCTAGGACGACGACGACTTCGAAATCCTCATATGTCTGACGGACCAACGACTCCAGGGATTCCTGGAATAGTCGGTCGTGCTCAATGTCCTGGCTGTGGACACAGATCAGGACACTGATGGTATCTGTTTCTTTCATGACGTATGGTGTGGGAACAGCGTCCCCAAGATGTCGTTGCAGCGGTTGGTGTAGGTGTGATACTTGAAAACGTGATGCTGTGTGGCCGCTGTTGCTTCCGCCAAACGCTGCGGGTTATCTAAGATGGCACGGCAGAAGCCCGCGATTTCCTCAGTACCATTATACGGGTATCCGTTGCACAAGTTAATCGGTTGTTCGGAATAATCAGCCGCTTCCGTTAGAACAAAAGAGCCCGCCGCTGGAGTTTCCCAGTACCGCATATTCAATAGACCTCTACCGTCAGTAGGATTCTGATTGATCACGACCTTTGCGGACGCTAGGGCATCAATGTAGTCTTCTCGGAAGACATCGCCAATAAGCTCTAGATCAACTCCTAAGTTAGAGAGTTGATAAGCAAGAGTCCGCCTGTCGTCGCGGATAGAACCAACGAGCACCACGTCACGGGTCTTGGGATGTTCCAGCGAACGTCCATGTAGGTCGCGGTCGCATGCATAAGGTAGGTAAGAGACATGATCGTATCCCCACGTCTTGTATTCTTGAATGGTAAGTGGATTCGCTATAAATAGATGGTCGAAGCGGAAGTAATCAACAAGATGCTTGCAGCGGTCGGCATAATAGGATGTATCATATAAACAACACACCATTTTTCGAGCTCTTACGGAACGAAGTTCAGTATATTGTGGATCTGCATCGTTCATTTCACAATAAACACAAAGATCAATATCGTCTAGGTTGTCGGGGGCATTAGGTAAACGTTCTTTTGTTTCATATATGTTTCCATACTCGAAAACGTCGTGCCCAAGACTCCTGAATGCATTAGCAATCATAGCACCAGTTTCCCAACCGCGTATTCTGGGAGCACCACGATATGAAACTAAGACACGCATTTTACCAAGTTTACATAAAGTTTATGTGGATCGTTCATTGATAAGCCAGACATTTGACCATCGTTTAATTCAATCATAATCCAATCGCCACTTTCTGTCTTGCCAACATCAACAACAAAGAAATTAACATACTTGGAAGCTACTGCCGCTACCGTGCGAGCAAAGACGATTCCTTCTGGTTCAATCGTCCTCTCGTCAGCATTCTCTTCACAGCACCAATAATATCCATAGCTCAATAGGTCAGTACCCAAAAAGAAGAATCGCCACTCGTCTGTGTAAGGAAGACCATTCAGGCCATGACTAAATGTTTTAAGTGGCATATATTTCCTATAAAGAAGACCTTGAGGACCAATGAATTCATCATTGATTAATCTTGACGCCACATCGATAGCCTCTCGTTTTGTGGCTGCGAACATATGAGTTGACCACTGATTTTTCTTAGAGTTTGTTTTACCTTTTAGAATATAAGCTCCTTCGGGAGCCAAATGAAAATCATAATCATTCCAGGTTGGAAATGTCAAGTTATATAACTCATCATAATAATTAAAATTAGCAATCCAAGAATGCTGAGAATAAGAATTAATTAATTTTCCACCAAAGAACTCAATGTCTTTTTCAAGTTCCCTATAAAAAGGTAAAACAGAATAACGACCAACAATAGTATCGCCATTGCAACACTCTACACGCTGAGTGATTACATCTGAGTATTGCTGTGCTACCGGTAACTCGTCATAATTATCCTGGTCTTTTCTAAAAAGAATTTTCATTGCTGTTCTCCTTCTGCACTACTAAATCTGACCATATGGAGTTCCTTCTATATAACCAGAATGACTAATTTCACGCCACTCTATACGGCCACGAACCTTTTCTAAATTAGTACAACCCCCGTAAGTAAGTCCACTACGAATTCCACCCATTAGGTCATTAATAGCATTTCGTACACTTCCCTTGAAAGGGACTTTGACTTGTACCCCCTCTGCGGTCTTCCACTCGTTTTGTTGACCATAAAAGTCTTCTTGGGCCTCACGAGAAGCTTGTCCACGTAAAATCTTATATTGGCAACCATCTTTTTCAATGATGTCTCCTGGACACTCCTCTGAACCACCGAGAAATGAACCACACATGATATACGTAGCTCCAGCCACAAGTGCCTTCATACAGTCACCACCAGAACGAATGCCACCATCGCAAATAATTGGTTTATCAACTTTAGAACATTCTAATAATGCTGAAAATTGAGTTAAACCAAACCCAGTCTGTTTGCGGGTTTGGCAGATAGAAGATGCTCCAATTCCCACGCGAATTACATCAGCTCCGCAAGACGACAAGTAATCTGCTCCAGCGTAGGTACACACTGACCCAGCAACTAATGTAATGGTTTCGTCAAATTCTTTTAATTGTTTAATGAATTGTCCGGCTTGCTTACTATGTGCATGAGCCAAGTCTAAGCTAAAATAACGAGCCCCAGCTTCATGGCACGCATGAAAACGATCAAGTCCTTCGTTTACACCAAGCGAAACAACTGCTTCTGCTATACGTACTTCTCTCCAGTCACTTCCATCGTGTGCGTGTCCAATTTGAAAACAACTATCATAGTACAAATCTACGTTTTCTTCAATAGAACAAAAACGATGTAAAAATCCAAGCCCACCAAGATCACTCATTGCAGAAGCCATACGACTTCCAGTGATCGTGTCCATTGCCGCCGACATTAAAGGTATCTTAAGTGATAGATTACCAAATTCAATACTAGTGTCCACGTCTCGTCGCGAAGCGACTGGATTGTAGTTTGGAACTAAAGTAACATCGTCAAATGATAGTGCTTTCATAAGTTAATTAAAACGCTTAACCTCGTCTTCGTTTACGTTCAGTAATATTATGACACGTTCTGCAACGTCTCCATCCTTCTTTACTGGTGTATGTGTTGTTTTTTGTAAATTCATGTCCATGCTTACAATGAGTTTTATTCTTATTTTTAAGAGCTAACGAAGCACTACTGTCATCAAGGACGTTATCCTTGTTCGTTCTTAATTCTAAATGATAAGGATTCACGCACGCACGATTATAACATATATGATGACAGTGTAAGTTATTACTTATTTTTCCTCTGAAATGTTCATAAGACCATCTATGCACAAGAATAGATCGTTTGCCATTAAAGCACCCATATGCATAACCATTAGAAAATTTATGTCCAATCCAATCCCAACATCCGGTTTCTTGATTGACTTTTGTATACCTTATGAATTTAACAAAAGGCTTGATATTTCTTTTAATATTTAGATAAGAAGCACGACTAACAATCGCATACCAAGTTCTATTTGGTAACAAATTCATCAATGTTTGATGGCTATATGTTGCATTATAGTAACGCTTCAATAAGTCGTCTTCTTTTTTTGTCCACAAAGCCATTTTGATAACTCTTCTTCATAATATTTAGTAGCTACATCATGTTCGTCATATACTTGACCAACAAACTCTAGGCCGCTTCGCGGACTAGGAAACGATTGTCCGCCCCATAAATGAGTAAAAAATCCATCATCATGACATAAAATATGATGATTATACCTCACCCAAACTTCTTTAGCGAGAAATTCTTGATCTGTTTGAAGACGATCTTCCGTGGGCCAACTGTCAAGTAATGCCTTGAAAGCACTACGCGATATATTCCCTTGCTTCATGCCCCAAAGACCACCCAATATTGGTACACTATGAAAAACATGATCTCGCATTGAATGAAACTGTTTATCGCTTACCATCCACTCCTCGACTGCGGCAGCTTCGCGTGCCGACAGTCGAGAGTCGCAGTCACGAACAAGCATTACTTCCACCGACGGTTCACAAATAAGCTCAAAACGCCACATCATCGCTCGCCAATCTCCCTTGGTAAGTCCATTAGTTTTTGGATCTATACGACGAATAACAATGGTATTTTCAAACTCATTTAATTTGTCTTCAATGATATTGGGGACAATCGCATCAAGCTGAAAAACGCATTGCCAGTCGGGGTAAAATTGTTGAGCAAGATCGGCATTACGAATAGCACCGATGCAGTACTTTAAATCCTGACCCCATAACGAAAATGAGATAACTTTAGTCATTGTTTTTCAAGCACCCAATCATACATACTTTCTAATTGAGTCGTAATGCAACTTGCTTCAAAATATCGCATGGAACGACGACGAGCCTCAAGACCAAAGTGATCGCGTAGACGCACTAACCCATCTTCATTCTCATTAACGAACTCGTGGTTTTCAATTAATTGAATAAGAATGTCACGATATGCAACGTGATCCCCAAGGGGAACAACAAAGCCAGCATTGCCAACAATCTCCGATTGCCCATTGTAGATAGCACTCTCATGCGAGACAACGGGAAGCCGATGCATCATAGCCTCCTGAATGTTACACGGACAGCACTCCCCGTCATGGCGAGCGTGAGCGTAGATATCCAGGCCACGATAGAAGTTAGATAGCTTGTAGTCATCCACGATAGGCCCCGTAAAACGAATGTTCTGAATACCAAGACGAGTCGACTCTTCCTGCCATCTATTACAAGGGTTAACGACGATGTACCAAGCCTCAGGACAAGCCTTCTCCACTTCGGCAAATGCACGAAGCGAGATAGGGTCAAAGTTGTCTGCTCGGCCCACTCGTCCTATTAAAATTGCGTTATGCGGAATCTTAAACTGAGCGAGCAGAGCCTCACGGCAAAGTTCCTTATTCTCGGGAGTCATATCCAACACGGGCTGCTCAATAGGATTATACAGCACGGGACCATCGGGAGAACCATTTTCTAGAGCACGCTGGCGAATGTAGTCAGAAATATAGATATGCAGATCAAACTGACGCTCGGGCGTACGGTCTGCTTCTCCAAAGATGTTGGTCTCTACCCACTTTGCTCTGGGAGCCATGTATCGGAAGCCGGGCCATTCGACATAACCGCTTCGGTGCAAATGAACAATATCTGGATCAATTCCCATGAGTACTTCATGGAGATTATCATGCTCAGGTAGATACGGTGATTGACGCCCCTTCCTGCCCGGCTCCCACCGATAGGGTATCACGCGGTCAGAGCCTAACCATTGTCTCGCGGCGTCTAGTCTCTGGTTATTCTTATCGCCTTCGCGGTATACTAAAAAAGGCTCGAAACGATCACTGTTGATGAGATATTTTGCAAACAATTGGGCTGTACGGTCGCTTCCAGAGTACCCAATAGTCTTCGAATGATGAACGACGCGAATTTTAGACATTGTATCCGTCTCCAAAATCACTCCAAGCTACCACCCAAAAAATCAGTCGATCAACAATAGTCCACATTTTATCAAAAATAAAAGATACAAAATAAGTACTAAAATAACACAAATAACAACTATGATGTCGTTAATATGGTGCTTGTTATTCATCTAGAAATACTCCACCTATTAAGTCACCTTCTGGCTTAATTTCTATAAATGGACCATCACCAGCAAATTCTATCGAAAGGCCACCATCTTGTGTAGGAAAAATACACATTTTTCCAAATTTGTCCCACGCAGCCTTAGTGGGCTTCTTTCCATCGCCATCGAGCCAACCGTCTTCAAGTTCTTTTAGTTCTTGAATACGTTTATCCCAACTACGCTTTTTCACTAACTTCTTCCTTTCTTGAAAAAAGAACCTTAATGTGTTCACGCATGCTACTGACATGACCAAGATTAAATCCTTCTTCATTGATTTCAAAGTCTTTCTCTATGAAAAAACTCTTCTGTTCATCAGTTAAATAAGTAAAAGCTAGGTCTATAAGATCTTTCTTGCTTAAATAAACTGTAACTTCTTTGACTCCATAAAATTTAGTCTGAATGCTAGTCATTTTACTACTTCCCTATAAATCTTTTCAAGCTTCTCCTGGCACACATCTACATGACACTCTTTCATTGCCTTGTTGTAAGCCGCCATTCCCATCTCATTTCTAAGTTTAGAATCATCAATCAAAAGCTTTAAGAAGTACATATAATTTACTGGATCGTTAGAACAAACAAATCCTGTTAAACCATTATCTACCAATTCTGTTTGCGATTGAAACACCCCCATTCCTGGTACGGATGGTGTAGCAATATGAGTAACTACTGGCTTACCATGCATCATGGCCTCAGCGATATTTACGCCGTACGTTTCTCCATCTGCCCTGGCATGAGCGTAGATGTCTACGGTATTGTAAAACTGACTCAGAATCAAGGGATTGGTAGTTTCTTCGATCACCTTGAATGGAATCTCATTGTCCGCAAGGTCTCTTACCATGTTACTAGGGGGAGCCACCACCAGAAATCCAACTTCGTAGCCCTGCATACGTAGTAGACGAGCGGCTTCTACACTAACGGAATTGTAGATGCCATTGTCCGGACGACCACAACGTCCTAGCCAAGTCATTCTGCTTGAAATACCGGAAAGGGGGCGGTCTGTGTACGGGGCCTCAACGGGGTTGTTGACAAAATCAAATCTGTTCGCGAGTCGCGGCGGCACCCGCACGCCACGGAGGGCATAGTCGTGTAGCCATTTGCTCATAAAGAGTGTGCGGTCAATCTTGGGGTTAGGATCAAGATGGCCGAAGACATTGGTTTCTACAACGTGCGGGACATCGACCTCTCCCACCGGGAACTCTGCGTAGCCGCTACGGTAGACATGCAGAATGTCAGGTTTGACCAAATCAATGATCTCTTGTAGTGGACGAGGATCGGGCGTGCTCTGTGGATAACCAAAGTACGAGTCAATCTCAATGATCTTGCCCATACTAACCTTGGCACCCTTCTGGAATTCCTCCAGGCGGGTCTTGTCTCCGGTAGCCTCGTGTACTAGGATAACCTCGAAGTCTCTGCCAGCATGCTCGAAAAACAGTTGACAGGTCTTCTCCGTGCCGCCCAACCCAAGGTTGCGGAGGTAGTGTAGAACTCTAATTGCCATTATCAAAGGGGTCCAGGTAGTCTTTTTCGGTGCCACGGCTGTAGTCGTCTTCCAAACGCCCAGGCAGTAGAGTCATTTCGCGGGTGCCTTGGTCGTTACTCAGGAACAGTGTGCCACAACCGTAGATACAGTACATGGTTTCACGCTTCTGCTCATGGTACTGTAGGCTGAGTCGTTGTCTGGGGTCTACTTCCAGAATCTTGAAGGCGTACTTGTCGTTTGCCTCAATGATTCGTTCACGGCCCCAGGGCTTAGGAATGATCTTCATCGTACGTTTCCTTCAACTCGCTCGAAATACTGCTTTCTGGTTTCCAGAGGAAGGTCGTTGAATAAAGTAGTGCCTGCGGTCTGATTTTCTTCTAGGTAAGCAATGTACGCCAACTCCTGCTTGAGTTGTTGACGCAGTAGATCAAGCTTGCCCGGGAGATTTTTGTCTGCCCCCATGCGTTCGTTGATGACCTGTGCTACCGCTGCGGCGTCGGCTGTACGAGAGTCTTGAGCGTACTTTAGCTCACTACCCAACATCGCGGCCTTCCTACGAAGTTCATTCACTTCAATCCGTAGCTCGTCCGCACGACTATCGGCGGCAGCCCATTCGAGAGCGTTGGATGCGGTAGCATCTTTCTGTGACTCAAGCTCGCGTAGCAAGCTCCTCGCCACTAACCAGTGCCACCATGCTTTGATGTTCGCCATTTCTTACCTGCCTGCATCGTTGCAACCCACTCGTCCTTAGACGGTAAGTTGCCGAAGTCACGGAATTCTCTCGCGTGCTTCAAGTTGCCATCGAAATTATGACCGAAAAACTCAGAAATGGAAGCGTAAGTCTCCCAATTATTAGCCCACTTGTTGCTATTCTCAATAGAATCGGGACGTTGTGTATAGTCCGTAAGGAACTCTTCGATGACATGGCCGTGATAGCCCTTACTCATGAAGTAAAGCCAAAGCCAGTAGTCGAATGCGGACCTGTGTGTCTCGCCTCGCTCATCCATCAGGTTCCAGTCCAAATCCCTTATGAATTCCTTGTCATTCCGCCACGCAACCTGCGGTCCAGCCCAGCACTCGCGGGACATTAGCTCAAAATCGAACCTTGGTTTTAGCCCTCTTCCTTGGATCTGACGCTGCTCATTGATAACGGTCATGCCGCCGTAGCAGAAGGCAATCTTAGAGCCTGCGTGCATCGGACTTGTGGCAATCTTCATATGCTGATAGACTAGCTCGGTAGTCCTGGGATCGTGGAAGTCGTCGGTGTTAGAATTCATCACGAACTCGCCCGTCGCATTCCGCCACGCCCTTAGCCATGAAGCACCGTAGGGCTCGCGAGTGGGCCAGTAGATATACTTGACGCGATCATCTACTGCTGCCCACTTTTGAGCGATCAACCCATCCGTACTTGGGGAGTTGGGGTTGACTACAACGATCTCGAAATCCGGATCGGTCTGCTTCTCTAGCAAGTCAGCTAGATGAGCGTCCAGAAAGTGACCCGAATTGTAGGTCGATACAAGGTAGGAGATCTTAGACATGTCTGTCCGTGTCAGTCATTTGGACAACGGTACGATTGACGGTCACCGGGAATAGGTGAATATGCTTGGTCTGTACGGCAGACTGATCCGCAGCATCTTCCGGCACGCTGAATAGTACATTCATCAATATCTTCTGACGACGAAGTTCCCGCACCATCTTGAAAGCATAGATGGCAGCCTTGACTCGGCCAAGACCACGCATCTTGATAATCTGGTACAATCTACCAACGCTATATGTGTCGGGTAGATGCAACGTCTGATCACCGCGTTCGATCACTTGATCGGCGGCAACCTCTTGAAGGGTAGCAGTCGTCCCCCTTGGTAGCCTGTAGGCTTCTGTATATTCACTTGCAAAACTCATAGCTTACTCCTCTAGGCCAGCAGCCACGCGAGCTTCGCCACACAGGGGCCAGCGTGACATTCGCGACTCGTGTTCCCATGAGTTACAGATTTCACAAATTGTATTTGTCATTTCTTTCTACACCTTCGTTCTGATTCTCTTTTGCATGTCCGACAATATCTATATCCAGTTGATGGCTGGACATACAAATTATCGCCACTCAACTGATGTCCATGTTTACAATGTGTTTTTCGTGCGTTTCTAGCTGGAGGACTGTCTCCCAACATCCAGTTTTAGGGTCTATAGCATACTTGTTACAAAACCTATCTATAGGTCTTTTTCTAGATCTCGACTGCATTGTGATAGTGCGGCATATGGGGTGTGGCTTGGCCGGTCATACAAAGATGTACATTCCCATAGTCCTCTTGATTTACAACTTGGCGATAAAAACGATCTTCTCGCCAATTCTTGATTGATGTTCTACTGTAACCAGGATCCCTCATAGGAGGACGAAGGTTTTTGATACAATCAGGATGAGGACCATCGTAATATAAAAGCGGCTCTGTGTCAGCACACCAGTCTTCTACCTTCTTGTCGAACTTCTTATCAGCGGCTCCATGAGCCGCTAGTTCTTTTTTATAGTATTCTTGCTTCTGTCTCATGATGTCTTTCATATTACTGCGTGCATAGCCGTAATGATAGATAAAAAATGGCTTCCGAAATACAAAGCGACGGTGTTGATAATGAGGCGAGAAGTAGGTGCAGTGACCAGCCGGGTCAGTGACAACAGGATGCGAATTATACTTCATGCCACGCACGTATTTAAAGATACGTTGGTGTTGCATTTGCCATTCCGGCCCCGGTACGGCGACGTGATTGAAGTCACCGTAGAAGTGTAAGAAGTTCGGAACAAACTCGCAAGCGTGCGGATTCAAGTCGATAGCCTTGCGGAGTCTACGGATATCCTCGGGATGGTAAAACTCGTCAGCATCGTTTATAAGTATCCAGTCGCCCGGCACAGACATATCCAAGAACGTCTGCTTCATTTCCTCTAGGTTCTTCCAGTGCTTAGGAATAGAGATAATGATGAGCTTGTTGTCAGGATCACGATTGGCCTTGAAATCCGCGAGGATCTCTACGGTACGATCAGTCGAGTGTCCATCCTCGGTGGCGTTGGGACGGTTCTCGACAGCCCCCTCGATCACAAGAATGCGATCTACCTCGTTGTAGACAGAGGATAGTACCGCCTCCGCGAACTCTTCCTCGTTGTGCATTTGCACACATTGGATGATACGAACTGGTTTATTAACCCGTTCGGCAATACTTTGCATTTGACTAACATAATAAAACTGATTATTGTTCATTTTTGACCTTATTCCATTTACGTGGCATTTTGGGAATATCTAATGACTTTAATTGATTAAGAATCCTAATAGCTCTATGGCCACTAATAGTATAACTCCAGTAGCCATCATGCAATCTAGGTTTTGATGTACAATAATGATTGCCAGAATCTAGTTTATCAAAAATCATACAAATCCACTTTAAAACTTCTTGTGTGCCACGTAAATGCAAAATATTATGCTTATACTTGTCTTTACGTATACATCCATCACCATCAATATAACCAACAATAAAAGCCAATGCAAAATTATTAGTAATTAGTGGTGGCATTAGTGTCAACGATTTGCGTGTTGTAATATTAAAGCGTACCCTCAATACATTCGCTAAATGGTTTAACTGATTGATGGATAGTTCACAAGAGCCATCATTATAGTGATAGATAGGATTGTTAGCTTGAAGAAAACACTTGATTAAAGATAGTTGTCGTCTATCTCTCCGATTAACGTGAAAATTCAATTGAAAATTAGGGTAGGTATTACTTTTGTCTTTAATACAACCATCAGCAGCAATATATCCTGCCCAATAACAAGATGTCAAAGTTAGTTTATCAAAAGCATGATGATTAACTTGATATTTTGTTGAGCGTGGTTTACGACTCATACAGTCTCCTCCAATGAAACTTCATCTTCCTTATAACGTGCCATTCCGGTTTCCTTCCAAGAGCGTAAGACTGCCTCAAGCTGCTCCGTGATCTTAGGACTGGTAGCCCTATAATCTAACCTTTCGCCCACAAGGCGAGCATTCTCACGACGCTGCAAAACAGATTCCCATTCTTTTTGGTTGGCTTCATCAAGTTGACCAGCGGCAGCACCCTGGCGAAGCAAGTGGAAGTGTCGCATGGTCAGAGCCATTTCAACAGGAGACGGCTCAAAGCATTGCTCTACACCAGTGAAGAGTCCAGGATCAGCGTGAGGCATGTCATAGAAGAACGCGGAAGTACCACCATACATAAGTGCATTCTCGCGGGTCACAAACTCACCAAGACCACCAGCACCATGACTGATCACTGTCTTGCCGTGTGCCAAAGCATCAAAGACAGGAATACCCCATCCTTCCGCTCGGCTAGAGCATACGTACGCATCGCCACGCACATGCAAAGCATGGATGTCTTCGTCACTCATCGTATAGACGAGCGGCAACACGGGCGGCAAGTTCGGCACAGGAATACGGCAACGAGCCTTGACACCCTGGATGTACTGCTTCACCATTTCAAGGTCTTGCTGGCGACCCTGCATATTGACATAAGTCTTGAGGACCAATAGTACATCATCGGGGTTGCCAGCAAAGGCAGCATAGTAAGCACGTAGCAAGGCATCAATGCCCTTCTTTGTGCTTAGCTGACAGATGTTGTAGAACACCGTGCGGTCGCCAGCCTGTGCAATCTCAAATGGTTCACGTTCACGGGCGTACTCTTCTGAATCACAAGGAGGATTAGCCACAAGAATGGGCTTGCGTACACCAGAATTCAGTAGCGTCTGAGCATTGTGCTTTGACGGTACGATCAGGAAATCGAACTCGTTAGCCTTAGCGGCCCACGACATCTGGAGTCTATCCGTCTCGAAAAAGGTGTACAGGCCGTTCGGGATGCCAGGGATAGGCACAGCCTCCACGTTACAAGTCGTCATTTGTAAAGCAATGTCGATCCCCTGTAGTTCCTTTTTCAAGAGCGGTTCAAGCCAGTCTGGAGTTTCGAACTCTTGACCTGGATCAAGCTGATCGTACTGTAGGCTTCTGACCACAACGTCTATTTGTTTATTTTCAATAATAGATCTTAACAGTCCTCTAGAAGCTGTAGCAAATCCTGAAAAATCGCACAAAGGGCCAACATAAAGTAATTTCATGTTATCGATCTCCATAGGCTATCTGGAGTACGAAATCTTAAAATATCATCAATCTCATCCCCAATTCGTACCCACGTTAACGATAGTTGTGACTCGTCCTTAAAAGAAATGATATAGTCAGCACCATTTGCTGGTGTACCTAAACTAACAAAATATTCACGAACACTAAAGGCGTCTGCATGATCCAATAAGCTCATAAATCTTTCTGCTAAAGTCTTCTGTTTTTTCATTAAATAAACTCCTGCTTGCGTCGAGTTGCTTCCTTCGGGCTTTTAAAGCCCGAAACTTGTTGTCGGATCTGATCTCGCATTTTACTACTATCAGACTGTTGATTACCGATCTGAACGAACTGCTGCATAAGTCGTTCGCGAGGAACACCTAGGCCAAGATGCTGCACCCAGGTTTTTGCACCATCCGGGTCCACTACTGGATATTTGAGAACATTTATATATAGCCATTCAACATACTGCTCATCGGTGAGTCCATTGGGCACATCAATAGGTTTAATGGTCTCAGACTCACCGATGGGACTATCCCACGTTTCGGAACGATCCTTTATCTTAACATTATCGAGAACATATTCCCATTGCTTCCACAGTATATTCCAGTTATAATTCTCTTCTGCACATTCGCGAGCTTCTCGCGACATTTTTTCAAGACGTTCGCGATCTGTAATTAGATCGTGCATCTGATCTGCCAAGTGTTCAACATCGGGGTGAGCACGCTTACAACTCGTCTCGGGCTCATAATAATAACGTCCTACATTAATTACGTCACCCCCCTTAGGACAAGTATAATTAGCCTCATTGAATCCAAGTTCTTCAAAATGAGAATAGGCAGGATATCGCCCTTTCTCACGCATAGCAGTATAGTCGGTTACCAAAGTTGGTACGCCACAAGCTTTAGCCTCCTGGATTGGCATGCCATCGCCCTCACATATGGAACATTGAACATATAGATCCATCAGATTATAAAGCTTTGCAAGATCTTCTCGCGAGAACCCCTTCGCAGTGGCCGGGGGAGAAGCGTCGGTTTTGCCGCAATGCGGGCACGGCAATTTAATACGCCCCTCTTGCACGGGCTTCCCATGTAAGTTCATCGCGAACGTTACCGAAGGCTCTTGGCATGAGTGACAAAACATAGATTGTAACACACTACCACGAATACCCTTGCTGTGGTAAGGCATCCAATCCATTGTCTCTAGTCGCATGATATGACGCGGATAGTCGTATGAGTGAGCGTTATCTGGCCACGAAGAATGAATAAGCAACACCGCCTTATCTACCGACTTCGTGCCTTTATACTTCTCTTTCATGCGGGCGAATCCGTCAATCAAGTCAGGATAAAGTTTACGAGACTGATTTCTCATCACACAGCCTATAACTGGATTGTCTTTACTAAGATTCCAGTGTTCTCTAATCTCTTCTTTGTCTATCGGCTTAAAAGTCTCAAGATCTACACCGGGACGCATTGCCTTCGGAAAGATACGCATTTGTCTCTTACCGTTGAGCGTCAGTTGGCTCTGACGACGTAGAGCGTGAACACCGTAGTCGGAATAGGCCAATACCATGTCAGCATTCTCGTATGTCTTAATCCATTCCTCTGCCTGGGGTTCGGCATCCACGGTAGGCATCGGAATCCACTTGTACCAAGGACGAAAGACGCTCCGCTCTTGGTACTCGCAATTGTGTACTGCAAATGATGTTACATATGAATTATCTTCCTCTACCTCAAAATTGTATACATCACAGCTTCCCTCTGATACTCGTATGTCTTTAACAGTTAAAAACACAAATTTATGATTCATGCGAGTCTTATCTTTGGAAAGCGGTAATTCGCCATCACAATAAATACGTCTAAAGCCCTCTAGTGATTGACCTCTAATAGAAAAAATGTATCGAGTGTAAACTTGACCGTCTAGCTTATTGTCATTCAGATTATAACTAGGCATAATGCCTAATTTAATCAACAAGCTAAAAACTTGATTTGCCAATGTTTCGCTTGCTGTACAATAAGATGCACGATTTGCTCCAAGACAACCGTCACCACGCAAGACACCACAAAGAACATTAGTAATAGTATTTAGATCCGCGTTAATAATCTGACCATTGAATTTTTTGTTTTTGGCAGTACCGGACACAAAATCAGTAATACGCTTTGCTACTTCACAACTAAAAACTCTAATGATTAGGGTGTTATTCACGTCATCGTGTCGTACCTTTGCTTCAATGTTAAATTCATTTTGAATAATGTCGCATACATCTTGTACGTAATCTATTTCATGATTACCAAAAGTTAGTTGAATTCCTTTTAATCGATTATTTGCTTTAATGCCCTCGTACATGAGGCATCCTTCGGCAGCATAATACCCAATCAGTCTAGCAAGATCCTCGCTGATTTTCCAGTATTCAGAATCTTCCGATTGAGCAATAGGATAAAACACCAAATCATATTTGCCAACTTGCTCGATAGGCAACCATTCGGGCTTTATATCATAACAGGATGGCAGCTTTGTAGTTTTGTTGTTATTACGCTTAAAAACAAGAACGGGGTGTCCTTCGGTCATGGTGACGGGCATACCTATATGCGAAGCCTGAAGCGTGTAAAGCTTGCCTTGATAGTTACGACTAAAGGTATTAACAACTTTACGATATCGCCCCTTGTGGGTCAATACATTATCGCCAACGGAAACATCCTTAATGGGATATGATCCGTTTTCAGTAACAATACTTGTGTCGCCGGTAAAACACATCCACCAGTCTCGGATATCGATAACAACATCAGGCTGAAAATCAGCAAGAACACCGTTAAACTTATACTCACCAAATTGGTTGGTATTCTGGCCCCTGGTTCTGGGGTGCGGCGACGGTTGATTGAAAACTTGAGCTTCTTCCTGTGTCATGGGCATTACGCCATAAAACTTCCAGCGGCCCTGAATGAACTCGTGGACCTTTGGATCGTCTTGACGAACATACGAACCCATCTCCGCAATTTCAAATTTGCCAGTAGCAGCTAAACGCGGTAGTAACTCGCGATAGTACGTAGAAAAGCCCGTACTGAGATTGCTAGCCTCTCCTACAAATAAGATTCGTTTTTTATAGTTCATTTTCAATAGCTCTACGAATGCGATCTTTTAAATCATTTTCAATTTCATATACACGTCGTTGAGATAGTTTCAAAATCTTAGCTATTTCCTTTACTGACGCATCACCCATAAGTCTTTTCTCAAGAATCATACCTTCGACACTATCCCGCACAATCCCTCGTAATAATTCTTGAATCGTGCTTTCTTCAGCAATACCTTCGTCCATTGCATCGTCGGAGTGCAAGTTAGAATGCTGGCGACGACTATATGCGATGCGGAGATCACGGACATGCTCTGCATCAAACTTCCGATGACTGGACTCGGTTAGGGTCCTTGCGATCTCTTCGTCGCCCTTGCCCTTAGCGTGTAACTTACTGACTTTGGCCGCTAGGCTAGTGACTCGATGATCAACCGTGAAGACACCCAGGAATCTGGCCGCTTCATTGTAGATATCCTGACGAACGATCCGTGCGACATACGACTTGATCGTAGTCCCGTACGTAGGATTGTAGGATTTGACTGCTCTTAGAACAGCGAAGTCGCCAACCTGACAGAGATCTGCAAAGTCAATGGTGGCGGAAGAGTAGCACGCTGAGCGTGCGATACGTCTAACAATGGGGCCATACTCGTTGAGTAGTTCAATGGCCTCTGCATCAGGTACATCAGCCATCATTCCGTGTTCTCCGGTCCATGACCTTGATTTGTCCTGCACCGGGGGCAACTCGAACGATATCACGATAGCTTTCATTGTCTTCATCGTCGTAGTAACGCTCGTCGTCCATGACGCCGAGTGCGTTGACCAGTCTGCCCTTGAGTCCGCCGCCTTCATCCTGGCATTTTGCCACGTAGCTTGCGAAACTGCTTAGGACCATGATTCTACGATACAGGGTTTTTGTGTGTGTTTGATTTCCACGTCTAATAGGGATGTTGAGGGCCAGCGTCAAAAATGCCGCTCCTGGTCGTCCTTCGTCGTCTAGGTTACTGAGAACAGCATCCGAAGTTGCTCTGCCCAACAATTGTACCTGTGCATAATCGTACATTTTTGATGAACTGTTAAGTCTTTTTCGTGGTTTTTTTACGAGTAGCTCGGCGGGCAGGCTTTGGTTTGCGGAACCAAATCTGTGGTACCGAAAAAGGATAGAGGGGTTCCCATCCCTTTGCAGCATGCTCATTGATCACGTCACGGATCATAAGGTTTAGTGCGTCGATGTCACCAAGACCTATCTGGAGCACTTGTTTTTGTTCGTCACTCAGGTTGAGGGTCACGAAATTGTATTCGTATTTAGTCATCTTAGTCTTTCCACTCGTTCAGCAATAAGAGAACCGCGATCATCTACTTTGCCTCTAATCTTGATCACGTTTCCATCTTCCAGTAGTCGCTTCGACTGTGCAAACGTTCTCGGGAAGACAACGATGTTGTCCATGAGATATGTCTTATCACTGGCCGTCACGAATGCCATTGGGTCACCCTTCTTGGTCACGATTTCTCGAACGCTATCGATGCAGACTGCGATCTCGAAACTCATGTCAGGGTAACCACTCTTCACAAGCTCCATGCAAGTGTTTTGTGCCTTGTAAACATCGGCTTCACTACCGCTCAGAGCGATGCCAAGAAAGCCCTGCTCCCAAGCGATGCGTTGTGCTTTAGTATCGAAGAGGTCGCGGCCATCGTATTCCATGAGTAGCTTACGAATAACTGGACGCCTACGTGAGTTGGGAATCTTGACACCGAACTTCTCTTTGATAAGCGGAGCCTTCGTCTCGTCCGCAACACCACGAATGATGCGTATCCAGTCCGCATCACCCTCTTGGTGCGGCATAAGCTCTTGCACAAGCTCGATCTCTTTGTCGGTCAAACCATCAAGAAGACGGAACTTGCCCTGGCTCTCTACACGATGTTCTTCGAGGTCATCGAATGCACCACCGCGAATGAGTGCTGTCATGACATCAGTGTTGACCTTACTCTTTTTGGTCTTCCACTTCCAGAGGATCTCATCGAACCCCTCACAGTCACGACCAATCTTCACGAGATCATTGATAGCCGTGACACCCACTCCCTTGAGGGCCATGAGTCCAAAAGCAATATGAGTATCATCAACAACCACAAAGTCCCTGTTGCCCATTGTGACACGCGGCGGCGTGACCTCAATATCAAACAGCTTGGCGTCATACGTGAGAGCAGACATCTGCTCAAACTTATTCGGGTGACTGTCGGCGTGACGTAGCTTGGCACACAAGAACTCAACGGTGTAGTTGGCCTTGAGGTAAGCGGTTTCGTACGCCAGTAGTGCATAGCCTACGCCGTGAGACTTATTGAAGCCGTATCCAGCAAACTTCTCAATGTAGCCCCAAATCTCATCAGCAGTTATTGGATCGATGTTGTTGCGACCACAGCCGTCAGTGAAAACCTCTTTCCACTTCTGCATTTCCTCGGGCTTCTTCTTGCCCATCGCCTTACGAACCATGTCGGCGTCGATGGAGTTCATGCCCGCAAGCTGTTGGCAGATATAGATAACCTGCTCCTGATACAAGAGGGCAGAATAGGTCGTCCCCATGATCGGCTCAAGCATCGGGTGAATGTATGCGGGGTCCTCACCCTTCATCTTCACGCTACAATACGCCGTGTGCATGTTGGATTCCATCGGACCAGGACGAATGAGTGATACAAGGTCACTCAATTGTTCAATGGATTCGGGCTGTAGGTTCTTACTCCAAGTGCGACCGAGTTGCTTTTCGATCTGGAAAACACCGATGGTGAATCCCTGGCCAAGCATGGCCCAAGTAACCGGATCGTCCAGTGGCATGGCTTTTCGCGAAAACTCGATCCCGTGGCGTTCTTTGACCAGATCCATCGTAACCTGAATATCGTCTAGGGTAGTGAGACCCAAGATGTCGAGCTTGAGCAGACTCAGGGCGTCCACCGTGTTCATGTCCCAGCCGAATAGAAGACTTCCATCCTTTGATCGTGCGAGGGGATACGAACTCTCCTCGAAAGGGACATCGGAAATCACAACAGCGGCAGCGTGGATCCCCGTGGACTTATAGCATCCTTCAAGGGCTAGAGCCACCTTGAACCAAGGCGTGTACTTGTCGTAGTATTCCTTGAGTTCCGGTACAGCATCAATAGCTTCTTGCAAACTGATGGCTACGTGATCATCGTTCTTGGCAGGCACCAGTGCGGTGATCTTGTTGGCCTCATCGAACGGCAGATTGTATACCTTGAATACTTCTTTGAGAATGGCCTTGGCCTGTAGACCACCGAGGGTCACTAGCTGAGCTACGTTCCCGACTCCAAATCGTTCTCGGATGTATTCGAGGACTTTCTGACGTTGCGAACGCGGAACGTCCGTATCAATATCCGGAAGACCGCCACGACCTTTGTTGAGGAAGCGTTCCCAAATAAGACCATACTCAAGAGGATCAATCTCAGTAATGCCCAAAGCATAACTAACAAGACTGCCCCCCGCACTACCACGTCCACGGCCAACCAAAATATTCTGGCTACGCACCCATGACATAACATCATGGACGATGAGGAAGTAGTCCGCAAACCCCATTTCTTCGATATCACCAAGCTCTCGTGCGAGTCTGTCTCCATAGGTCTCAGCAACACCGGCCTTAGGATCAAGCCCCAGGCGAACTAATCCCTCGTTAGCAAGTTCCACGAGGTACTCATTCGATGTCTTGCCCTCGGGAATGAATTTGTACTGAGGCAAACGACGCTTCTTGAGATCGATATTGACGTTGCAGCGATCAGCAATCTCTACGGTCAGGTCAAGTTCATCCTCAGTGAGATCACGCTCAGCCATTTCCTCACGGGTCTTGAGGTAGTATTCCTCAGGCGTGAAATCGGTATAGGTTGCACGACTATACTTGTTAGCACTCATTTCCAACAAGGTCTTGTGTGCCTCGGCATCATGTTGCTCAACATAGTGAACGTTGTTAGATGCAACAGTGCGTAGACCATACTTAGTAGCGATGGTACGAAGACGTGCGTTCGCCTGGACCTGAGCATCAACGTCCGTGTCCTGCACTTCCAGATAGAAGTGGTCAGCGTCGAAGATCTTGAGGAAACGACGGACAAGACCCTCGGCCTTGAACAGAGCGGCAGGTTGCCTCACGTCCCCGTCATCATCCAATTGGTCATACAATTGAGAGGGAATAACTCCATCCAGCGTGCTACCAGTCAGGCAGATCACACCCTCATTGTACTTTTCAAGAAGCTTGAAATCAATTCTAGGGTTGTAGAAGAAGTATTCCGGACTGTTGGCCGCAGAGACTAGGCGAGTGATGTTTCGCCACCCGGCTTCGTTCTCAGCCAGCAGAACGATGTGCGACACCTGACGTACCTTCTGGATCTTTAGCTGCTCTGCGTCCTCACAGAAATACAGGTCAACTCCCAAGATGGGCTTGACACCAGCCGATTCCGCTGCCCGGAAGAAGTTGATTGCTTCAAAGACGTTCGAATAGTCGGTAAGGGCTACGGCAGGCTGTCCTAGCTCCTTGGCTCTACTGACAAGCTTTTTGATGTCAGCAGAGCCGTACAGCATAGATGCCTTAGAGTGTACGTTCAGGTGTGCGAATGTCATTTGGGTCCGTTGAGTCGTTCGGGTTTGACATCGCTCTTAGAGCGATGGCCATAGTCTGTCTTCGTGGGTTTGTCGATCCGCTTGCCGGGCAGCCTGTCTTTGGCGACGTTGCGTTCACGCATACGCTTCAAACGTTCTAGGTTGGCTTTCTCTGTGCGACTTTCGCTGTAGTTGCCCTTGCCATCATACTGTCCGTTGCGAACCGGCTCGGCTCCAGCCTTGTCCCAGATGTCTCCGAGACGTGTCTTGGTCTTGATGCCAGCAGCACACGGATAGGTGATAGATGTTGAGTCCACGGCTTTGAGTTTGCAGTCACACTGACGCCCGCTCGCCTTTACATGATGACAGGAAATGTCCTTTTTGTCAATCAGTTCCTCAAGTTCTTCGATGGTTCCTTCGATGTTCACGAAGTCTCCATCGTCAGGACCATGCTTAGTATGTAGCATGCCGTTAGCAAACGCACTAACTGTCGTGACGTGTCCGTGACGACAACGATACGCTTTAGACGTACCGAACGGCGTCTCGCCTTCTTTGATAAAGACGGACTGGTTACCGTTCTCTTCTTCGCGACACACGGGACACACGGCCTTGAGTGTCGGAATCTGTTTAGCTAGTTTGTCCTCTTGCTTTCTGGTCATGAACAACTCTGTCTCGTGACCATGTAGCCAGCAACAAACTACTACCCTGTGATTAGCCATCGCTTACGCCTCGCCGTCTTTCTCGTCCCAAATATGATCGATCAAACCATACTCTTGTGCGGTTTGAGCGTCAAAGTAAGTGTCGCCCTTCTTCTTTGTACATAGCTTACGCCAAAACGCAGCATCCCTATTGCTGTGTATTGCCATTAGATCGTACCATCGCTTTTCCATGTCATCATAGTGCTTGATCTCTTCTTTGATGACATCCTTGTCCTTTTCCCCCCAATCTTCCCAGGATTGGTGAACCATAAACCAAGTGTTGGGCGTGGCATACCGATGGCCCGGCTCCCCTCGACACACTAGTAGCGGAGCCGCACTCATGCACTTGCCAATGGCGGTAGTATGGATCGGACTATTGAGCGTGCCGATCACGTCGTAGAGAGCCCACATTTCATACTCGCTACCACCGAAGGATCCAATGAAGAGTTCGATAGGCTTGTACTCGCCCTTCTCCATTTGTGCCTTGGTGTGATCTGCCTCCATCAGATAGAGGCCCTTGATCACATAGCCAATACTATCCTCATCAACACCGTCAAACAAGAACACCTTGCGGTTGACAATATCAACTCCGTATGAGAAATATGCCTCTACCCAGTCTTTCGTGATTTTACTCATCTGTTTTGAATCTCCCTGTCCACTTACTCTTGCATACGGGGCTATCACAGAGATACTTGCACCCGAATGCTACTTGACCGTAACGGGTCTTTGTGTCCAGTTCCGTGTTGTCGCGAACGACGCGATCAATCCACTCTGTTGACTGGATTTCATGAATCTTGTCGCGGACATATGCTTCCGTCTCAAGATCCTCTTCCGCCGAGAAGCCAACAGTAATAGGACTCTTGGTGAAATAGTCGAACGTCAGGATGACGTTCTTGTAATTGAAGCCACGACCTTCGCAGTCATCGATGAACACCCGCCTGCTAGCTAGGGAATACATCTTGACCTGAATGTCCTTGCAGCACTCAGCATAATCCTGAGTATGAACGCCCGTCTTATAATCGATTACGTGAATAGTATCGGGATCTTCCTCGACAACCAAGTCCATGTAACCAATCATAGGAACATCAGCCCCAGGGACAGGGATCTTGAAACCATACTCACAGCCGATGGGGGCACCCTTGTCGTCACGCAACAGCTTCGGCCACACGTCTTTGTAGCGAGCAATAGTGCGTTCCACCATTGAGATAGACCCATCGAATAGGTCACGCGGGCAGCCCGGTAGATTGTCTAGCGGCTTACGAGAGATACCGCAGATGCCCTCGTCTTCTTTTTTGTAAGGACAAGTATCACAGTACGGCTTTTTGTCAGCGTAGTCCTTGGGCTTCGCCCACACGAGAGGACTTTCCATGACCTCGGGCTTCTGGTAACGATCCAGGGTTTCCAGCGTTCCACCATAACCACGGTATAGTCTGGCAATCGGATCCATGTCGCTGCCATTGGAGTATTGCTCTAGAACGTCGTGAACCAGGGAGCCGTGTACGGCACCCCAATTGGTCTTGAGTTTGATTTCTGGACAGTTGTATGTAAGCCAATACTTGAACTTACACATATCGAATGTCTTGATACGACTAGGAGAGACCGATTTTAGTTTTAGCATGAAACACCTTCAAAGATTTGTTGTAGTTGTTCGATCTCCAGGTCGCCACAGTCTTGTCCGACAGGTAGTTGAACCCGGTGTAGCTGGAATAGGTCGCCCACGATTCGTGCCATACGTAGCCATCCCTTTTCGCCAGGGTTCTGACCGTTCTTGTATTCGGCGGCGTCATCATTGTCGTAAGCAACATACAGGTCAGTGACTCCGTACTTGACCAGCAATGTTCGGTGTGCGTGACAGAAGCTAGTGCCGAGAGTGGCTACCCAATTATGGATGCCCGCCTCTTCGAGCCTCATGCCATCAAGCGGTCCCTCAACCAAGATGAGCTTTTTACTCAGGCTAAGGTAACGCTTGGCACGATGGAGGTTGTATAGGATAGAGCTAGTGAAAAGATCACCACGCTGAGGCCAGCGGTTATAGTGCCGACCATGTACCCACTTCATGTATTTCAGGCCACGGTCTTCAAAGTGCTTCTCTGGATGCACAGTGCGTCCAGTGTAACCTACTAGGTGACCATCGTGATCTCTGACGGGGAACACCACTCGGTCGTGCATGTAGGTGCCCATGCGACTCCAAAGGCCGACCTCGTGATTTCTCAGAACCTCAAGGTCGTACCCTCGATTGAGTAGGTACTGAGGATCTTGCATAAGGAACTTGAGATTGTCCTCCGCTAGAGGCTCGTGAACATGCAGCTTGTTACCCCGGTGAAGATTCTCGGGATCGGCAACCTCTGCGTCCAGATCTACGTCTCTTGCCTCTAGGGTAGTCGTAAGCCATTGCACGGTCTCACGGAAGTTAGTGCCCTTGATGCTACTCACTAAGCCGAAGATGTCGTTACCTCTATTCTCTTCGCAATGGTGGGTCCAGCATACCCACTTGCCAAGATCGATACGCCAACTCCATGCCGTGCGATTGTTACGATCTCCCCCGTGTTGGATACAAGGACAGGTAGCCTGAATGAGTCCGTCTCCACGGTCATCAAACTCAACCTCCAGTCTATCCAACAGATAGGCGATGTTGCGATTCGCATGTTTTTTGATCATGCGTTTCTTGTCGTTCTCTAGTCTATTCGTCGTCATCATCGTCATCGCTGTCTTGCTGCGGGGGGGCAACGCTACCAATGTCTAGCTCTTGGAAGTCTCCACAACTCAGGTCCGCACCAAAGTTGACCCAGCTTCCCCACAAGCCTTTTCCATAACGTGCCTTAAACACTTTCATCAAGTGCGTGCCGCTGCCATCGTTTGCTCGTTCAGCATCGGTCTTACGCTTGAAATAGCTGACCGAATCAACGTTCTCACTGATACGCTTGCCACCAGCAACGCACCTAATTCCCTCATCCATTTCATTGTTGGTCTGACCAAAGCCAATGATAGGGATGTTGTACTTGTTCGCAAAATCGTGTAGCTGAGCAATGTGAAGTCCGTGCTGTTGCCACTCTTGTAGCACACCACGGCTGATCTCGTTGGTCATCGACAGCTTGATGTAATCATACACCACTAGGCATTGAGGCACACGGGTCTCACGGTCGGGCTTGACGTGTGTGAGTAGCCACCTTCGGACGTGCGGTAGTACGTCCGGAACACTGAGTCCACTGATCGACTGGTAGAAGATCGGCATGGCCTTCACGGCTGCCCAAAGACGGGGCTCTTTGAGACGACGACCACAGGCCAAGATCTCGTCTCGCTTGTGCGGATCCTCAACGCCATTGTCCTGTAGTTCCTTGTCGCTCATTCGCCAGAAACCAGTCTCGATATACTCGGATGGCACCTTGGCGATCATGGCGGCAATACGAATCCACTGATCTTGCTTGTTTAGCTCACTATCCAGATAGAGAACAGGGGTGCCCTTACGGGCAGCGATGACCGCAGCCTTCATGCCAAACTGAGACTTACCGCTACCAGTCGTGCCCACCATAAAAGTAACGGCACCATTGCGAATCTGTCCGATGCGTTCTTGCCATAGAGGATACCCAAGGTCAAGTCCCATGTGACCAGGATCGTCTGCAATACTGTTGATGAATTCCTCGAACCCATCTCTAAGGTCTTCAATTGCGTGTTCCCCTTTGTCGAGGATGTTCACCTTAGAGATGACGGTGTTCTCCACTTTGCCAATCATGATCGACAGTGGATCGTCGGTAGACGATAGGTAATCACGTAGCTCTACAAAGCTCTCCGTATACTGATCTTTGAGTGACTGACGCTTGACCTCCATGAAGTGAGAGTCTAGCTCATTCTCACCTACCTCCTCAGCAAAAAGCTCATCCAGCCATTCACCATTCTTGGTAGCAGACAGATAGTTGTGATGGCCCAACGCCTTGGCTTCCGCCACAAGCTTAGCCTTAGTGAGCTTCTCTACTTCCTTCTCAATGACGAGAGAACGCATGGCCTCAAAGGTCATGGCCGTGACGGAGTGCTTGAAATCTGACTCGTCCAAATACTCCACAAACTCAAATAGACGTTGAGGATGTCGAGCTACCCCAGCCAGGAATACCTTTTCTGCGGCGACATTGCTCATAGTACGCACTTCCACTTTTTACGACGCACAATTTGCGAGATAGTAAATTGCGAAACGCCATACCGATCAGCAATCTCTCGTTGGGAAAAATTACGATCTTGATATAGTTGCCGAATGGCTTTTATATCTAATTCAGTAAGCTTAGACTGTGTATTTTGTTCGCCAGGACGTTGACCAGTATTCTTGCGTCTTCCCTTGTTGTTGCAATCCTTATTGTTGTCTGCTCTAGTGCCTAAAAATAGGTGTCTTGGGTTAACACACCGACGATTATCGCATTTATGACATACGCACATACCACCAGGAATATCACCATTTTGAAATATCCAAGAAACCCGATGTGCTTGTGTTTTCCTACCATTCAACCAAAAGTGGCCATAGCCATACTTATCAAGACCAGCTATCCATATCCAACAACCGTCAACATCCCCACGTTGTATTTTAGACCAAAAACGCTTCATTGGCGAGCTTCTTCAATAGCGTCCTGTAGTTCTTGAATCGATAGTGTGCCACGAATCTCTACTAAAGTAATCTCATTCAACTGGCACCATTCCCGTTTACGAATGTCGCGTTCTTGTGATTTTTGGAAACCCGATTTATCACCATGAAACAACTTGACAAACTCATCGTGTTGTTTGCCCTGATACTCAAATGCCAGCTTGTGATGTGGCATGAAGAAGTCTAGCCACAGTCGCTCGCCGGGCAGGGGGAACTCTTCAAGGATGAGGGAATTAAAACCGTAGATACGACGAATCAAGCGACCCAACATATATTGTCCAGCCGACTTACATTGCTCGCGTGACCGCATAGGATACCTTTCGGGGATGATTTCCATACGCACTTCGCGGCCTGCCAACGTCCTAAACTTCAACTGTATTAAGCATCTTGAACTTCATCCACTAGATCATCGATGGGATCGTGTCCTCCAGATACAAACAGTGCTTGGATTTCTTGGTCTAGCTTATCAACAAGGGTGCTATCCATGAGTAGACGACGAGCAGCATTGAACTGAGTCATGCAAGTAGTGGCTCTCTCGTCACCGTCCATCAGGTACTCACCCGTATCGCGGTCGATTTTAGGCAGGAAGATTTGCTTGCCGCCCTTGCCACCCATCTTGAGGATGCCAAAGTTAGCCGCTTGAGTCACTAGCTCTTGCTCTCGGAAGATACCGTTCTTGAAAAGAATCGGGAAGGCACCTTCGTTACCGTCCGGAGCAACCTTATTCTTGATGACCTTGTAGCGGACAATGCTACCAATACGCTCTTTGTCTCCGTCTAGGATCCAGTCCACCTTACGGGGCTTGAATAGACGGATACGTTGTGAGGCGTAGAACTTGAGAGCGTAACCACCAGGGGTGTCAGTAGGATCACCGTACATGGTGATCTTGTCACGAATCTGGTTGACGAACACCAGGGCAACCCTGTTCTGCTCAGCAACACCAATGAGCTTACGCATTGCGTCAGACATCAGCTTGGCCAACTTGCCAACAGTGGAATCACCGATCTCGCCAGCCATAACCGATTCCGGTTGGGCGGCATCGATAGAGTCTAGAATAGCTACGCCTTGCGGCACCATGCCAGCGAACTTTCGCATGGCCTCAAAAGCCTGCTCACCATTCGATGCGTTGACAATCCAAAGGGGACAGTCAGGATCCTTGTTCCCGGCCTTCATGTGCTCAAGAGCAACGTCAATGTAGGGACGGAGCGTGCGAACCGTTCGCATAAGCGAGAGGTTCAGGTTCTTCTCCATGTTCACATAGAGGACAATCTTGCCTGCCTGAATGGCACGACCCGCAACCTCCAGGGTAAGCGTCGTCTTGCAGGTTCCCTCTTCACCGAAGACTTCGGTGATACGACCCTCTGGGAACGGTACAAACAAATCGTAGTCTAGGTTATACGACCCACTACGATTCGGCTCGGGATCTCCTATCTCCTCTGCGGACATGGCCCGCACGCCTTCCCGTTCTACCTCTTGCTTGAAAAAACCAAAGGTCGGGACTACCGGCGATTCGTCTTCCACTACTACTTGTTTACGCTTGGCCACGTTCTAACTCCCTCAAGAAAGACAGTAATGTCTTCGGTTTTTTCTCTTTGTACTTTGCTTTTTCGAGTCCCGAGGATGCCAGTTCTTTCTGCCAGTCCGAATAGAAGCGGGACACTTGTTCTAGGTCGTAGTTCTCAAAAAGGCGGCGGGCTACCACCGCCATCTTAGCGAACTGCTGCGGATCGATACGACGAGGCTTGCACTTCCAGATGTAGAAGGCAAGCTGCCCGGCCGATAGACCGTATGGTTCCCCCATGAGTTTCTTGAGAGCGGCGACGAGCTGTCCCCACGCCTTACCATTATGACCTCTCCACGGGTAAATGTCAGCACGAATATCCTGATTCAGCCAAATGAATTCGGCCAGCAGGTTCGCATCGTCATGCTCGATGTCCGGGGTCGTCAGCGAGGGGTATTTCATACCGGAGGATCGTTGACGATGACGGCTTTGTCGCCGGGCTCGTACGGCCTAACCTCTTGGCGAGTGGTGCCGTCCTCATGAACCCAGGTAACCCAGATTTCCTGATTCTTGAGGATGCCGATGCCGCTACACTTGGCTTCGTTGACACCCCCAGAGTGCATGAGGGCATTGATCTGCTTGCTGTGCCAGTAGCCGTTGACCTGGGCATTACCCTCTCCGTCACGATACGGCACAAGAACCACATTCCTATTGTACGCCTCAAGTCTCAGGTTTGTGATCTTGAGCTTGTGGGTCTCGATGTAGTCCCTAAGACGTAGCCACGCAGATCTTTCGTGAGGGGTTACATCCTCGAAAACAGTCGAGCCATCCGAAAGAGACGCAATCCAGCGGGTACCCCTGGGATCACTCTTGGGATTCGGGACGTATGGGTGTTTTGAGCTAAAAGCGAGAGTCATGTGTTTGTTCCAAAACCGCAGGTGATCTGTCCAGCACGACGGATGGCACAGACATAATACGCAAACGGCAGGGAACGGAAATAGAAAAGGGCGACAAACTTACAGTCTGTCACCCCTGGTCATACACAAGACAATCTTAGGCTTTAACTAGTTTTTGTCTCCACTCTATAAACTCAATCACTGTCTTATTGTTCTTAGAAGAATTACACGACCTACAGGCTACGCCCAAATTTTCAAAGCCATTATCACCACCACGGGTGATAGGCAAAATGTGTTCTAACAATAGATTATCTCGCGAAGAACAATACATGCACTCATATTCGTAGAGCTTGAAAACCAGTTTGATAAGTTCAGGATCAATCGGATCACGGGTACGCAATTTCATGTTGTTAGCAGCTACTTTTTCGGGGTTTTGTTGTCGCTGTCGTGTTTTCCGACACGGTTCGCAAAAACGAGCACGCACCGTTCCCATGAAATATTGTTCACACGCCTGGCAGATCTTATTGGTTTTCGGATGTTTGTTTTGAGAAACCGACATAAGTGCTTGTCAAATAAAGACCTACAAAAACTCTAATTGGAGATAGTAGCCAAAATTTATCTTGCGACCGGCCGCACTTGGATTGCCACTCACGAGCAAGTGGAAGTCGTGAACAGCAGCAGTCATACCCTGATCAGCAAGACCCAGAGCAGCACCCCCGCTTGAAATCTCAGACCATGATGCGTCCGCAGCGTTGCCAGCGGTATCCTGTAGCTGAGCGGCCTGAATGGTGATACCAGTAGCAAGGTCGCCAATGTCCGGTACACCTGAACCGGCATCAAAGTTTACGGCACGGAACGTAGCCGATTGAGTGATGACAGCAGTACCGTTAGGCTCAGTAAAGCGAGCTAGCAACGTACCAGATTCACTAGGAATGTTTGCGAAGCCACCAGTGAATGGAACGCCAGAGTGCTCTACCGTACTAGCTCCTGTAAATTTCGCATTGATCATTGCACCAAGATCAGTACCAACATGATCAGTCACGTGAGTACGGTCTTGATATTGACCAACGATAACCGCACTGTTTGGAGCACCAAGAGAGCCGAAGAAGCCCATACGGTTGGGGCTGTCGGTAGCACTGATCTCGAAATTGAAAATCTCAAGACCAATCGTTGCCATACCGTTTGCGTAGAGGGAAGCAACAGTGTTGCCCATACTTCCAGATGCCCCAAAGAAGCGAATTCCGCTTACCATTATTCTGCCTCCGCTTGAAATTCAAGGTACGTTTTTGTGCCCTTACGTGCATTACAAGAACGACACGCAATTGTAAGATTATCTAGAACGTTCGTTCCACCACGAGACAAAGGAATCTTATGATCAATAGTGGGCGGCACAGCACGACATACTTTGATACCACAGTATACACAGGTGTATTTATGTTTTTCAAGCAAAGTCTTCATGTGCTTCAAATACGAACAATCTCGGGGTCTACAGTTATCACAACTTGCACGATCTAGTTTGTGATGAGTAATATCTGTGCCACATTGAATACAATGACGGGTAGAACCATCATAATCTGTAAACAGACTACGATAATACGTTTTTGATTCCTGAGCACGTTTGATTTTACGACAAGCTACACACCTAATGGCAGACCCCTTTGCGACCACGAAATTCATTGTTGCAATCGATGCAAACAAGAATCTTAATGCCGTTCTTACGTAAAATACGCCCTACGGCACTTTTTTCACATCCAAACTTATTCCCTATTTCACGCAGCGTCATATTCTGGTTAATATATAAATCAACCATTTCTTCTGCGTGTTTCAAAAGATCTCGATGTTTAATCTTGCTGGGACAAAGATCTAAGTTATAAGATACCATTGTTCGACTCCTAAGTCGGGAAGCTATTATCCTCTAACGAGGAACACCGCTCCGAGACTGGCGATGGCACATACCAATGCCTACAGGATAATACACTAATTTAAGTCCTGAAGAATTCCCTCAACGGGAAACTCTGGACCACCAACGACGCCAATATTTTGCACATTATCAAGCTTAATAGATTCTATGATAGACCAAGCAGTAGTACCTTCCAATATTCTACATAAATACAATGGATCATTCGTGATGAAACCGCCAGCACTTGATGGAAAAGTTATAAACATCCAAATGCCATTTTGTACGTGTGTGGCTCCAATAACATCAAATATACTATGAATGACAGCACGTGGCTTATGCCCAAAATGAGTTTCTGCTCGTAATGGTTTAGCTGAATCATGCGTATACTGAGTGGCACTGGTACTCCATTTGCCAATACCGCTCGAAATGCCTCCAGTGATAGATAATAATGGATCATTGGCACCAATACTAGAGCCAGTCATTGTGTACAATAAATCTCCACCGGCATAATGTCTTCTGCCAGCGATTCCAGGTCCATCTGGCCTGTGATGAGCAATGTAATTAAACGACGAATCGAAAGATTGAACAGTATTTCGTTGCCAAGTGTAAAGAGTTCCTCCGCCATCTAGTAAACCTAATGTTTTTTCAAAATTAGGCACAAACAAAACAGCAGAAATGTCTGTACTCATTTCACTAAAGCTACTTGAGCTTTCAGTATAGTCTAATGTAATTTTGTCGTATTTTTGCCAATATAGAGTGTAGACACCAGTAGCATCATCAAGTGCCGGTACAGTAATTACTTGATCAAATGATCGGCTAAGTCTAACGTAATTACTACCATCATCAACAAGTCCAAGATGAGTTCCCCACGCGGACGGATTCTCTCCAGCAGTACCAGTGGTAGCAACAGTCATCTCTGCTGGACGATACCATACGGAATGACCATTATGAGGAGAAATACAAAACAAGCCACGAGAGTTAGTATTAGGAATTGACGGATTAGACACACTGGGGGCACCAACCATCCAAATAGCGTCATCAAAAACGTGTATGCCATTAGCTAAACCTGGAGTCGTAATTACGGTTCCGTCAGAAGCCTCCGTAAACTGTTGTCCATCAATACGATTCGCTACATTGGCAAGAACGCCATTAGGTGACGATCTAGTAACGAGGCCCTCCGGAAAAATACTAACATAACCAGAACCAATAGATGTTTCGGAATAATCTGTTCGTTCATTGTACGTAATAAAGCGATATAGTCCACTCGACTGAACAGATGGTGTTCTGTAGCATCTAGCGGTATCATCGTTTTTGCCATCAGTACCAGGACGAACAGGACGTAATCCTCGAACGTGTCCAGTGTAATCGCTACTACCAGTTAGTGTGGGGAAATAGTTTGTATCATTCCCCCTGATTAATTCCATCTTTGTATTTTCTAATAAACAATATCCATCAATCTGCACTTTTCCAGATCCTATCGCGGCAAAATTGATATTGCCAAATGCTCCGGTTACATCTGATTCATATCTATCTACTTCTAAGCTTGGAAGATTACCAAGTGTAGTCTGGCACATTGGCGTAACTGGTCCAAATGCAAGTGCAAAATTTGTCTGAGAAGGTGGACCAAAGTTTCCCCCATTAGGAAATGGAAACGGATTAAAAATAACTTCGCCATAATCAATATCAAACAGAACACCAGATCCACCAAGCCAATGATCATCAAGTGTTACAATAAAATCACCACCAGTTACGTCTTCCATGGGAGGATGTAAAAATTCTGGTGATTTCTCGTCAAGCGATAACCCATTTTCTACAAACCTAAGAGCACCACTTTCGCTTTCTCTATAAGCATTAACAAGCCACGACTCTTTGAAGTTATTAAAAGAATAAATACTATCTTCTGAATACACACTAAACAATGCCGAAAGATTCGTTCTCATTGTCTCAATATTATCAACAGACAAGATAGACGGACGAGCACCAACGTCTCCATTAAGTGTTTGACCGTTAGTTTTCGGTTCAAAGCCAGATGGTGCAACGTTTGGATGTGAATACAATTGATATATAAGAAAACTAGGATTTGTAAAATCCCATTTACGAAGTTCAGCATTCAATACAAACATGCCCGCTTCAATAATATTTCCAGAAGCTTGAATGTTAGGCACACCAAGTCCGGGCCATGCGTTCGGAAACGCACGTATTGGCAAGTTACAGCCATACTGATATGGCATTTGTCCAGACGAAACGGTCATTAAGCAAACCTACGTAGTGCTGGTGTTACAATTTCAACAAAATTAAGCGTCCCCTTTTGACCGAAGCCTCCGCTCGGAGTATTAACCATTGCTCCTAAGAAGCCACGATCACCCGATGCAGCCAATTCTCTAAAAGGTATAGGCACAACATTTGTATACGTCTGCCCAGAAGCAATAGAATACGTACCATCGACACCCAACCCCAACTGCTTACAAACAGCTAATGCACTGTTTGTTGCTTCATTAGTCACAGAAATAATTTCAACAGCAACAACACCGGCAGAATCAGACGCTGTACCATTAATGAAAATAGTACCATTGCTGGGGCCAGGAGAAATAGGAGAGTCTCCCTGTGCTGCTAGTGTTGTCTTGTCACCAACCTGCACAGAGCCATTGAGGACTTCCACACCAAAGATAGCTCTTTCTTCACTAAGAGAAGCCAACAGCGTGGGATCAACAATGGTTACGTCATAGAGACTAGAGTCTGTGGCATTGACCTGAGCAACGGTTACGATGGTACCATTACTAAACGGACGCCCCTGCGTAAAGTAACGAAGGATTGTATTGCCACCCGGAAGCTCAAAGTCATCCGTGTGATACATGGCTTCGTCACCAACATTCAGAAATCCATCAATACAGATGGCACCGTCAGTGAAGTCAGGGTTAGTAGATCCGCCACCAGTAGGGGGTTTCGTGTACTTGTTCTGATCGATACCACGATAACGTTCATCTGTTTCTGTACCAGGAATGCTGGACAGCGTGAAAATGTTGTTGGCCTCTGTGATGGTAACACGTACAGCACGCTCCTCTTTGTCGAAGAAGACCGGCGGGATGAACGGATCATCAGGCAACTGAGGATTGCTCGGCGGACCCGGGTTCGGGTTCAGTAGAGCAAGATCAGAGAAGTTGATGGGATTGAGGATACCATTTAGGATCGCTCGTACTCGCTCTCCAAGCGGTGCTTCACGACCAAACTTCGGGAAGTACGATTGAATCTTGTAGCGGGTTAGGAAGCCTTCGGCACCGAAAGAGATGTTGATCTCACTGACGCCGTGGCTAATCTCTCCATAGAGACCAGACGGACCAATATTCTGTTGTGCGAAAGCATCAAACGACAGGAGCGGCAATCCCACTTGATTGAAGTCAGCGTAGCGTGACGAGCTTCTCGGAACGATCTTGCCTTCTGCTCGGCGTACAGCACGATTACCCATGACCCGTAGAGAGGTCTCGCTACCAGCAGGCGAGAAGGCCCACGGTACGAATTGGTCATCCAGTTGGATGTCCTCATCTCTCTCGTAGTGAAGATCACCAATGACCCAGTTGCTCGGGTACGTCTGTCCATAACGACTACGTGCCTGCACAGGAATAGCTACACCAGACAACTCACCATACACGTTCAAGATCGTGGCTGGGTTGATGATATCTAGTAGACCAGAGCCAGTCAGTTTCGTGTTCGTTGTGATAAGAGTCGAAAGATTCGAAATGATGTTGTCTTTTACGAGACCACCAGACGGACCAGCGTTGATCGGAAGCTGACACCATAGGGTGCCCTCAGGATAGTCTTCAAAAGAGTAAAGGTCTACATTGTTCCTAGGATTGATTACCCGATTTCCGACAATCGTCAGTTCGATGGGAACATAGTGACTACCATCGCCAGTAGGATTGAACGGTGGGGCGTCCTCTGTCCAGTTGGCAAAGCTCGCTGGGTTATCGTCGCCCTGTGGTCCATAGACAGTATCTTCTGGCAGACGCACGTATGCACCCACACGGAAGTCATCGCTAATGAACGGACCGATGGGGCCTAGGTCTCTGTTGATTTCGTAGTCCTCTACGAACACACCGCTGCCACCATTGATGACACCGGATACAGAGAGACTGAAGCCTTCTACTTGGTTTTCTACGTTAGCCCACGCTGCATCGACCAGCTTGTAAAGGCCATTGGCCGTATCAAACAGGACGCCCTCCAGCACGTACGAACGACCGTAGTGTCTAGAAGCATGATCACGAAGACGATTGTAGAACGAGATTACCCAGTTCTGTGCCTCGTCTCTACGGTTGTTGATGACACGGATACCAGACTCAGATGCACCAGTGGCCAAACCAGCCAAAGGCATGATAGGATCTAGACGACTTTGGAATGCTGGATGCTGGGCCGCAATAGAACCGGCGTCAGACGGTAGACCATACCCCGGAGGGTCGTCGCTGCCGCCTGCCGTCTGATAGATTTTGAAGTAGGTCCATTGTTCGATACCCGTGAGTGCAAGCTGTAGCTCTTTCTCTGTCGGGATGTATGAACGATAGAATCCATCAGCATCATAGAAGCCAACGGTCAGACTCGTCCATGCGGGCTGGAAAACAATCTGGTCCTGGAGGCTATTGATGTTGGAGAGACCATCGAGCGTGAAGGTATCAAGACCATCGATAGGACTCAGAATATGCGAGTTGATGAACCCCTCTTGGTGGCCACCCAAGACACGGAAGCGTGTTGGATCCGGCACCACGTCCTGACCGAAGCCCAACTGCTTAGTTTCGTTCAAGCCACTAGCACTACCAAACTGAGAAACTAGATCTAGGATGTCGGACTCACCAATATCGAAGACCGCCTTCTTGTTGATCAAGTTGACTTCTTGAGCATCCATATTCCAATACCAGTCGTAACCAGTATCTAGTAGGACACGCGATAGCACTTCGTCTAGCTGAGAGAGATTGAACTGGAATCGGATGGCATCAATGGTGCCACCAATATTCTTTTCTAGCTGCTCTACGGTTGGTAGATCAGTAATAGGTACGGAGCACTTGCCTTCGCTGAAGTGTAGATCGATAGCCTGTAGAATTTGACTGTATGTTCCGCCAAACTGTAGAATACGACGATACTCTTTGATGTTCGGATCGTTAGGAGCACCGCCCACGGTGTCGAACCCCTGCAAGACTCTGTATGCACGGGCAATAGACACAACACCACTGGGGGCATCTTCACCAAGGTCTTCAGTATGGATCTTCGTACGTCTCAGTTCACGCTTGTCATCTTCTACGGTTACACTGACAATGGTGCCACCACCGCTAGTCGTATAGTCGGCATGGACTACCTTACCACGAAAGAAGAAATCTCCCACGAAAAGCTCAAGACTATGGCCGATGTCGGGCAACTGTCCAGAGGCACCGTGGAATGCACATGGATCACCACACGGCACCCATTCTGTCTGGAACGAATGCGGCGTGAGATTGAAGCCAAAGGTTGCGTTGACTGATGTTAGGAATGCACATAGCTGTGATCCCGGCTCATTAGCAGTAAACTGACCCGAGGGCCACGGAATACCATTGAGGGGTACACCTACCCCACTAACGACAATGCCGTCTGAAACGATGATGTTCATACCTTACGCCCCTCCGCTTTCGAGGAAGTCATTGCCTGCCTCCAAGCTATCGCACCAAATGATACCTCGTGAATCTCGCACGCACCAAATCGGCTTGTACGTGCCCGGCTGAGTATAGTTGTGTGTCGGATTGAACGAGATTGTAGTTTGTCCATCGTCGTAGTTGAGAAGCTGACTTACGATACTCACTCCAGGCGGCAGAATGTTTACGTCGGTAGTGAAATCTACAATCAGTTCGGCGTTACCAGAACGCGGAACACCAGACAAGCTAATGAGTACGGGATCAATACCAGAAGCAGCATTGATGATGCGTGTAGCAGAAGCATGTAGGCCATCAGAGTCGGTAGCTTCAAACTTAGCGATGAAGAAACCGCTCGATGCGTACAAATGTTGAGTCGGGTAGCAACCAGCACCACTCTCAGCAACCGTCACGCTGGGCGTGAGATCACCGAAGGTCCACTTGGTTGACGTGATAGTCTTTCCTTGTTGACCAGATGCTTTCGCTACGAAGTATTGGTTGAACGGAGGAGCAAGACCACTAACAGATGCATCCGGCACAATGATGTCAACAAGGGGCGGAATCTCATCCTGGAAGATGATGACCTTGGCGTCGAAGTCAGACGAGACAGTCTTAGCGATCTCAAGCTGAGCATCGAAGTCTTCAGCCGCCAGCACTTGAACAGTGAAGCCAGCATCAAACGCGAAGTTACCCTGGAGACCACCCAGCATAAATCCGCCAAGTACACCACTGGCAATATCAGCAGCACTCATATAGCCGCCGAATAGACCACTCGGAATCTCGGCAGCAAAAATAAGGCCGCCGAAGTGACCAGAGCCTACATCCTGACCAGCAATGTAGCCAGCAACAGATCCAGAACCAACGTCAACGCCTCGCATGTAGCCACCGAGGATTCCGGACATATCATCCTGACCACGGATCCAGCCACCAATCGTGCCATTACCAAAGACAACGCCAGAAACGTATCCTCCAAATACACCGCTTCCTTCTAGACCACCGGGCATAAAGCCACCAATAAGACCAGAGCCAGTATCTAGACCACGAGAGTAGCCACCAAAATGACCGGAGCCAGTGTCTTGGCCATGAATGAAGCCACCAACTATGCCACTTATTGGTGTACCCATAACATCATCAATGCCATTAAAAGCTATATAACGAATCTCTTCTTGCGTTAGTGCATCGTCAAAATAGAAAAAATCAGTTAATGCACCCTCGTGTTCGTGGCAAACCGTAGGGCTATTCGTCCACGGAGCCGTAGACGTATGTTGAAGAAACGTTAGGTATCTAGAAAATTCGTCTGGAACCTGAGGATCCTTACCGTCTTTCATGTATTTGAAATCAACAAGATCTCCATCAACATAATGACTAACCACTCTAGCCACAGCATCATACACCCAACAATAATGACTCCAAGCATCAAGACGTGGTAAACGATAATGACCAGCACGATATTGCTCCCATTGCTTAAAATCTTCGTATATTGATCCGCCCTCACCAAATGATCCAACAACTAGTTGTCCACCCTGAGCAGCGTTGGCAGCATTATTAAGATACATATTGCCATCGAGCGATATCACCATTTTCATGTTTTGAGTATCGTCTTGGCCAATCATCCAACCATATCCAGTGCTTGTTCCAGTATCAATAACGGTACTACCAGGGGTTAATCCATATGAAACAATAGCATTGAAATGAGAGGCTGGATTGGTTTCATTCTTCTTTATGAAGAAAAATCCTACAGAAAAACTATTATTTGGAGAATTGAATCTTGCCCCAGACGCCATAAAGGTTGGCATATTGTGTGGCGAAGAAGTCGTATTAGGACTACGATCATAATAAGAAAATCCACTACACTGAACACCCAAACTAGAATTTTCAAACGGACCAGGAAATGCTCTTAAGAAAAATGCACCCTCACTAAGTGTGCCTAATCCATTTTCGACGATACTTTGTTGTGCTCCAAATAAATGATTGTTATTTAAGCTTAAATCCGTAGTACCAGAGCCGCCGCCATCAAATCCATTAAATCGATAATAACATACCAAATTAGGATCGGCAATGGTAACCTGCGATGTTGATTGTTCATTAGAGAATCCACTAATTTCTCTAGTTTGAATACCGCTAGTTGCTAAAGTCCTGATTTCATCTTCAAAGAAGATACCACGCATTAGAAAAATTTCACGAAGATAAATTTCTCCTAGTCCACTATCTAATGCTGTATATTGAGTAGCATAGGCAGTAGTGTTACCAACAGCACCACCAAACGACAATACATCCGTTAATGATACTGGTGCAGCATTGCTCCAAAGCTGTGCTGTTGCTGATGTCATTGTGCGTCTATGCACCAATTCTCCACCAATCCACAAACTAACAGAATATGGTGTAGTTCCACCCGCAAAACCATTGCGATAATGTGGTAAATCAAATTTACCATGTAATAACACACGACTAGGAATACCATATGGTATATTTCCAGATACCAATGGAGTATTATTTTCGCCCAACCAAACAATACTTACTCCTGAACCAGAGCCAGCCTCAAGTGTAGTAAGGTATGATCGCGTATCATTAAAAGCATCTGTACCATAAACATGCAATAGTGAATTATGTGCTGGAGTACCAGCAGATGAATTCATACCAATAACGGTAGCGGGAATATTGCCGCTAGGAGTAACTTCATATGATAATATAAATTCACCAAGAATACTTTGTGGAACTAAATCATTTTGTTCGAAATTCGCTTTATATCGAGAAGAAAAATTGCCAATTGAAGACGATACGTTAACCGCGTCTACAACATTTGCAAGACCGGGAGTGCCACCACGTACAATAAAAGATCCAGAAGTTATACCAAGATTACCATAAGAATCTAATTCGGGAGGCAGTGTTCGATTACCAAATTGATTATATCTTGCGGTACCATCATTATTCCAAATACTGGTACTATTGTCAGTACGATCACGACCATACCAGTAATCCTGCTTCGCAAAAGAATCTCCACGAGTCAAGTTGCCGGGTGTTTGACTCCAACAACGAGCTTTATCTGGTACAATAACATCATCTATTTGAAAAATAGTAGCTGGCCAATATCCTACTAATCTTGGATCATGATGCGAATGATAAACTTGCGTAAAATTAATACCACTAACAGCAATAGCTCGAATTTCTGCTGGTAACAATGCTCTTTTAGCTAAAAACATTTGTCCAATAGAAGCATCTTGACCACCGGCAGCATGAAGACCACGCCCGTTATTATCAGAAATATCGTCAATAATACCGTTACCAAATAATAACGGATATCCCATACCAGTAATAGTCAACAATTGTTCACTAAGGGAATTGACTAACGTACCACTCCCCTGTTGTATACCATTAAGATAAGCAGCTATACCTTTAGTACTATCATCGTATGCAAGTGCTAAATGACAAACAGCACCATCATAATACTCTTTTACGCCATTGATATCAAAAACGAGTATACTGTCTGTATCAGTAACATCGCCAAGAGAATATATCTCAATAACGTGACGCTGTTGATTAGTTACACCACTCGTGGTACAACAAATTCCAGCAGTGTTAAGAGTTGGTGGCACTGATGCGGGTAAACTAGTGCCGACCGTAAGAGAAGTTACTGATCCCCAAGAAAAAACTATATGACCATCTCTATCAACAGAATTGTCTAGTGATACATTCAATCCTATTGTCCAACTTCCGTTGCTTAATAAATCATAGCAGGTACCACTACTTGCAGCATGAACAATAAAATCATTCACGCCATCATTATAAATAGTACCACCACCAAATGGACCAGTTAAGGGCAATGTACCATTGCCATCAAACCCCATGTCAAAATTACTAATTAGCGGAGAATGATTACGGCTAACATCAGTAAACAATTGATCAAAAATTGGATAATAAGCAACAATACTGGGGTCTGTTAAAAGTACTTCTTGAAATGGAGATGTATTAGATTCTTCCGCAATAAGTCCACCACGTTCATGTAGTTCAAGAACCTCTCCTTCGTGTAAAACGCGACGAAAATGGTATACACCAGAGACCAAATTATTCCAACCACTAGTGCGATCATAGTGATTGGCCGCAGACGTTACCGCCTCTGGATCACACGCACCTATAGCCAATGAACGATGATTAGCGTCACTAATAAGCGACGCATTAGATAATGTTAAATTATCATCTGTAGTTCCACTAGCAACCACTCTACCATCTTTATATAAGACTAATTGATTATTGCTACCACCAAGATATCTATAGCTAACGGTCAGGTGAGTATAACGATGGCTTTCAATTGGCGTCTCAAGTAAAAGATCGGCCACCGAGTTATTAGCCTTTGTCATAGAAACAAACGCACCCAACGTATTACCAGCGTTTATGTCAAAGTCATGTTGAGCACCACGAGATAAACTGCCAGATACTCCTAGATACCATCCACCATTATTTATAAAGGCTGAAAACTGCCCAAGTAATGTATGGGCTCTAGCATATGCGACACTCCAAGTATTACCAGCACTTAAGTTAAAAGCACTGCTGTGTGCGGCAAGGTAGCCATCACTGTTCGGATATACCCAACATCCAACTGTAAAGCCACTTTCGGCTATAGACAACGATAAACACTGTTCAGCTTGTTGTCGCCCACCACCACCAAGAACTAAATACTTAGAAAATGGAGAAGAATCCGTATTAAGCTTCCAGTGTCCACCAACACTATAACCAGTAACAAAAACACCAGACTCACTATTAAAAACCCTATTGGTTCCAGGCCAAAATGAATTCTGTTCTTCTTTAAGAAGAGCATCGGCAGTAGCGACCTGAAAGTCAAAAGAAATACCACTAGGATATTTAGCGTATGCCGGCGAATAGTTCTTAAAAAGTAGGGAACCACTCGGTTCTAATAGGGGCCAAAATCCAACTAATGAACCATCATTGATGAGATCAGCCATTTATGGTCTCCATTACTTTATACTCACCCGTCAATGGCGAAACACGATACCTTTTCATAGTGTTACAACCGCCATCTATCACGTCTAAGTTAACGAATAAAAAATGAGCGTCGCAAATAGGATTCTTGCTAATGAACCAACCAGGCTTCTTACCTTCCATATCTAGGTCGTAATACTCAGTAATCCAGCAATGCAGATCAGCAGCATCCCACTCCTCGTGAGACATAGTGCCAGTGCCTTCGAAGTATTCCTCTTCTGAACGGAAGGCTCGAAAATGAGCAAAGGGAGGTAGTGTTGGCAATCTTAGAACCAACCCCTCGTACACAACGACTTCATTGATCGCCGTGCCGCCTAGGCGAAACGTTTCGTCGTCTTGTTTTTCGCACGCCACCTGTACTGTTTTACCAAAGTGCGTGGTAAGCACCAGAAGGCCAGAATTACCCTCGTGCTCAAACGATGCCGTAACCATTGAGGACCTCTAGTTGTGTTTGCGAATAAAATTCTTCGGGTTGTTTTGAACCTTTTGATGCATTACATGAAACGCATAATAAGACAGCATTCTGTCCACTCAGAGGATGACCTTTTGATAATGGTCTGTGATGATCGATGGATAGATTGTCTTGAGAATTGCAGGCAAAACACTTGTGGTCAAAACGTTGATAGACTTCGTATACATCTTCCTTAGAGAAGGAAGTATCGAGACTCTGTGCCAATTCCCGGCGTCGATGATAACATGCCCGTTCCACCATACGGCCGTGCTGCGTTTTCTTATAACGACGATTAGCACGATTATGGGAGCGTTTTCGTGTCTCGGTACCCACACGCTTACGCTCTGATTTTTGAGCAATCTCTAGACCACGCTCTGTCGCTTGATAACGGCGAACGACCGGCATATGACACACCTTACAGTCGGAGCGATAACCATCTTTTTGATGGCAGTTCTTATAGAACTCCACTAGGGGCCTGTTGAGCCCGCATTTACTACAAGTCTTATACATACCTTTCTCCGTGGACTAAGAAAAACTACGTCCAGTTTATAATACACTAGGGCGGCGGTTCATAATGAACCGCCGCCCCATTTTTTGATGCAGAAACCCTGTTAAATTACGTTAGCAACGTAAACGGATTCCCACTTGCCACACCAACACCCAGGTTCTCTACGGCCTGGACTTCAGCACCGCGAGCAGCACCAGTTACCTTGCGGTCGGTGTGCCAAACGAGCTTCGTGCTCCAGCCCCAGAGGACTGTGTTTGCGTTGTTAGTGCTGCTAGTAGCGTTAAAAGTAGCCATAGCTTACCTCCTACAGTTTATCGAACGTTCGAAAGACCGAGATGGTCCTCATGGAATAATACACTAACCGACATCTCCGAACTCCAGAATGAAGTCGTTACACCAGTAGTTAAAGACTAAACCGAATCTGAGCAGTCCAGATCCACAAGCCCCAAAGGTTCCTAGCGGCATCCCTAGAGGCAGTACAAGATTCAAGTACACAAACTCTGATGAATTCAGGTCGTCCTGTCCAACGAGGGCGTGGCCGCCATCTTGGCGGAATACGTTTGGTACTGCGGGAACAGTCAATGGAAGTTGGGCTACTGCTCCCGAGGGCATCTCTACGTTGTATGCCCAGAAGCTACCGCTGGCTGCAAATTGAACGAAGGCTCTATCTAGCCCCTGATCAGAGCTGCCCTGGAATGCACTATCGTCAGCCAAGAACAAACGAATATCAGACATACCCGTTCCGCTGTTGGCTACGTTGATCGTAATGGCAGCCACCTTAGACTCAAGGTGAGAGGGAAGCGGCGGGTCAGTAAGATCAAACTCAGTCTGCTCAAAAATAAGAAGACCTGAGGTTGTGCCGGGATTGTTCGGGTCGGCGGTCTGGCAACCGGACGAGACCATGTTTCTGAATGCAAACGAGCCCCCGGGCGATGTCCGTGATCCCACAGGACTCGCAATTTCAGCCGTGTCCCAAGAGAACACGCGGATTTCCGGGAAGCCACCACTCATTTTACATGCTTCTCTCTAAGCCTTGCTTGGTCTTCTTCTGGTAGGGGCACGAAACGCCCAGCCACTCTACGTACAAAGTACACTTCATTACCCATCACCAGAGCACGAACTCCACGAGGAAGTTCGTTACGTTCTGGCTCAGGATCACCTACCTTGCGAAGCTTGATGTCGTCATGGGATTGCATAACACCGATCCTCTAGTCCTAGTTCACGAGCCTTGTTATTGTATGCCACAGCGGCTTCGTGTTCCGTCTCAAAATAGCCAAGATGATAACGTTGTTTTTTATGCTTGATTTCTGCCTTCCATTTTCCAGTACGCTTAAAAAAACCTACGCCACGATATCTAGATACATATTGACGCTTCTGTTCTGGATAAAATGCGAAAACCTCAAGTGCCTTTTGGTATTTACGTTTAAGTCGTATTTCTGGAGTTGAATATTGGTATAGCCATTCAAGAATAGGACGAACTTGCCAACAACCAAAGATGATTTGATAGGTACCACGACAAGGAGAAATAGATGGATTACCAACGCTAACAACGTAATGTTGAATTTGTCGCTTAACCCACTCAAGCATTGCTTGCGTTCCCAAGAATGAAAGAGTCCAATGATTATTACGCCCACTACCATTATATGAAATAGAGCCGTCGCCGTCCATGTAACCACGAATGAAGTGTATAATGTCTTTCTCTTTTTCAAGTTTAGGTGGCATCAGTGTTTTGCTTTTTGCTTGAGTAATACAGAATGTTTGATTGAGTGCAATTTGACATTCGTGGGCTCCATAGATATCTATTTGAGCACAACGATAACCATTTGAAGTATCAAAACCACGTACGGGGCTGCTGGATGATATTGCTTGTTTAAATCTACTAACTTGTTCTACGTCTTTTTCAGAAAGACCAAGACGAATGCCTCCATTGGGCGGATAAACGTAACCGTCTGCCGCAAGAAAGCCAGCCCAATAGCAACTAATAGGAGTTAACGTATCAAAGAATGTTCGGTCATGCGTGTGTTTAGTCATGATTTGCCTCCATCCAATAATACACTAGATATCGGCCGCTATGTGGCTTTTTCTCAGGAGAAATCGAACAGTAGCCTATAGCGAAACGATCCCGCCCCCGCACCACCATATGTACCCACCGGCACATCATTACCAACCTCAACAGCTAGATGCACATACTGGCTCACATCATTGTCCAATAGGCCACTCATCCAAGGCTTACCAAGGGGCCACTCTGGTTCTGTGATAGTACCTGATAGGTTTGGGGATGTTGGAACGATGGTCGGAGTGTCTTGAGCCGACGAGTCCAGCGTCAAGTTCGGAACGAAGTGTAGTTGTTTCTGCTCCAAAAAGCGATACGTGCCAATGTTCCAGGATAGCACATTAGTCAAGAACATACGCATATTGAATACGCCACTAGCATCACCAAAGTCATCGACCCTGGCGTATGCCAATAGAGTGTCTGTGATTGCACCAGAGCCAGTCGTGTTCAACTGACCATAGTTGAGTTCACCACCAGCGGCGGTGTTCAGCACTCTCAAGAATCCCGCTGCTCCCGACTTCTGATCACGCTGACCAGACGGGTCTGTCCCGGGATCTTGCTGGATCCATTCTACGTCGGGAAAGTTTACCATTATAGAGTCCTCAGCGAGATATCGGCATTGATGTCAGGAACAGTAGATAGGTCAACAACGAATGCCAGATCAAGAGTCACGCTACTCGTGAGGTCGGTGTCGCTAAACTGTTCGTTCAGGCCGTTGACACGGATACTGACAAAGTTTGCCGGGTTTGCATTAGCGTTTTTCAGTCTGTTGATTTCGTCCTGAACAAAAGCAATAGCAAGGTTAGTGTCGTTTGTGGGATTGCCTGTGTTCTTAGCTTGTGCCTGACACTGAATCGACATTGTACCTTCGTTAGTCGTCTTCATGTCCTGGACGATGTTACCAAGGCGTCTGAACGGAATCGTGTGACTCACTTGTAGTCGCGTACCATTTACAACGGAAACGCTGCATGTACGACTAGTGATACCGCTGGGCAGGTTAGCACTAGGATCATCCGTGTAGGTGACAGAGAAATCAACCGTGCCACGACACTTATTCTGAGAGACAGTAAAGGCTGTCGGGTTGAACAGGGCCAAACCACTACCAGCACTTCCCTCCTTGTACTTTTCGTATACGCCAGAGGCATCCCACTTGAGTTGGGGACGAATGACGTTGATGTAACCAGAGCACGCACGAGCAAAGCCAGGACCACCATCGGGCTCACCCGGAGACAGCGTTCTACCTAGTCCTTGAACGGTACCACCAATAGTAACGGTGGCTACACCATTCGAGTCCTCCTCGAAAGACTCCGTACGCTGATTGAAATAGAATGGTACACCGCTAACAATCGTGAAGATCTCAGTGGCCTGATATGTACCATTGGCAATGTCAGCGACTTCTTCTCTCTGAACAGAGACCTCAAAGATTGGTCCGCCGCCAGCTACAGATGGATGCGTAAACCCAAACAAGCCAGAGGCGTTTGGTTGTACGAAGCATGGAATAGATAGAGGAAGCTTATCAATACCAAGACGAGCCTTGACGGCACGGAGGGCCTGCTCGAATTTGTCAGACTCTCCATCCGGACCTTCAGCGTTGACTTGGTGAGTAACATTGACGGTGCAGCTATCCGGGTCTTCGGCAAAGCTCCACTGGTCACTCAGGCTTGACGTAACGCCACTAACACCAGAGACCGTTACTTGATCTTCTAGCTCAATCGTGTAGTCGATACGCTGGAATTGCGTGTCGGCAGGGATAGTAAGGTTAGTGACCTTGGGCTTGAGACCAGAACAAATGATCGTGCCTTCAGCCAACGTCTTGTTGCCCGGACCAGCCAGGATGACGAAATCCTTATCGTCCACTGAGAAGGCAGTACGAAGCTCCTCCTGCTTGATATACATCTGCTCGTAACTACCAGACGGTAGAACAAGCACTGTACCAGTAAGCGTCAGCTTATTGAGATCAGAGGTACGAACACCAGTATCATCAAATTGAGGCTCGACCGTCCAATCAATGAGCGGGGCGGGCGTCAGCTTACAGCCGTTGTAATAGACCTCTACTGCTGCGGGTGATAGAGGATTGACTTCAGATTGTACGTTCATCTATTACCTCGTCTGCCCGAAGGAACTCAAAATGCCACGCTCTTGGAGAGCCGTGATGACTTCATCAAGCTGTTCCAACAGAGCAGAAACCTGAGAGTCCACTTGATCTGCTGTAGTCTCAGTAATGGCGGCCTCTAGCTCAGAGCGTAGACTATCCAATCCAGTAACACTCACGGTGTTGTTCTGGTTGGTCTGTAGCGAGATCTCAACACGCTGCGTAGCAGATGTCTGTGTAGCAGTTCCAGTACCAGCGGTGTCGGCGGCAGTATTGGTAGCTACAGTAGCGTTGCTAGTGTTGATGTCATCAGTTGTACTATTGAGAGAACTCAACTGACTGATCACTTCACTCAACAACTCCTCAGTGTTGCCGCCTCCACCTTCTAGGTCTGTCAGAGCAGCAGTTACAGAGCGAGCGATGGCAGCAACGACTGTTTCGTTGATACTCTTGATCGCAGAAATACCAGCGGAGATATCACTGTTACCATCTTGGAAGTTGGGGATGAAACCACCATTCCGCATCGGAATGATCGCTTCACTTGTGTTGGCAACCGCCAGACCAGCTCCACCCGGCATAGCTCGCTTTTCACGAGCACCGGCACGAAGTAGTCCAGCAGCTTCACCTGGGGTGAGGTTACCTTTAGAGAAGTTCGGTAGGTAGCCCTTGGCTGCTCCACCTACGTTGGCAGCGGCTTCCAAAACAGCCAGCTTACCACCAATCGCAGAGCTAATGCCCTGAACGATGATATCTCCAACCTCACGGAATGTAGCGTTCTGCTCAGAGAATAACTGAGCTTCCTTCTCGATCTGCATCAAAGTGTTCTTGTCGTCTGCAGCCACAACGGCAGCAAGCAACTCACGACGTTCGTCGTTGGCTAGATCAAGAACGGCTTTCTCCTCTAGGACAGCATCACGTACTGCTTCGAGGTTTTCAGATGCACGCTCCTCTAGAAGCTTAGCGGCTTCAGCGGCTTCTTCCGCAGCCATCAACTGCTCCTGAGCAGCGATCACTTGAGCGAACTGCAATTGGGCGTCCTGGAGAGCAATCTCTTGTAGCTTAGTCAACTGCTCGACCTGTTGGCCGTTCAGTTCTTCAATAGAAGGTAGACCAGCTTCGGGCGATACACCAGCACCAACCTGACCAATGGCCTGGGTTAGTTGCTCGACAGAGAAGCCACCAATGTTCGTGCTGCTAGGCAAGAACGATAGAGCGTCTAGGATCTGCTGACGGAACTCGACTGGTAGACCAAGTAGAGTTTCTGTCACAGAGGATAGTTCTCCCTGAGTCAAGCTCAAGAAGGATTCAAACGATCCACCAAGCTGATCGGCAACAAACTGTAGTCCAGCAATACCCTGACCAAGAGCTTGGTTCTCGGAACCACTCTGACCAAAGATACCCAATCCAGCGTTGACGATCTCACTCTTCGCCTGCTCCAAGAAGGCCAGCGTCTCTTCAGCAAGCTGACGCTCAAGGTCAATTCTCTTCTGTAGGGTGATGTTCGCATCATCTAGCACACCACGGAATGCGTTACCAATCGAGGCGAGCCCCTGATCAAAGGTAACGATTTCGCCAGTGAGCATACCGATGTCACGGGCCAATAGGGCACTCTTGATGCGAGCCTCGGCAATCGCACCATTGAATTCTAGCTGTGCTTTGATGAGGTTAGCATAAGCCTCAGCCAGCTCTTGTGTAGTAGATAGAACCTCCTGTTGGGCTTCCTTCAGCTCACTACGAGCGTCAGTCTCTTTACCCAATAGGTCGGCAATCTTGTCTCTCTGGAAATCCTGGAAGGTACGCTCAACGTCCTTGAGTTCCTGATCAAATGCACGAGAGGCGTCTGCCAGCTTCTCTAGTAGCTCGGCACGCTTCTTGGCTGCTTCCGCAGCATCTTCCTCGGCGTCTCTTTCGGCTTCAAGAACCTTGATCTTGAGCTTAGTCTCTTCTACGGCAGCCGTCTGTGCGGCCCTCTCCATGTCGAGTTCTAGAGCATGCTTCTCTGTGGTAAGAGCAGCAAAGTTAGCAGCCTCGGACTCGTCCTCTAGTTTAGCATTGACAAGATCCAAACGACTGGCCAGAATATCCATCTCTGCTGCTGTCGATGCCGTGGAAGCCTTGAGTTCCATCTCGGCCTTAGCGATAGGATCAGCAAACGCACCCTGGATCAATTCCTGTAGGCCAGCACTAAGATCAGACGAACCTCCCAATACGGCATCCACATCATCTAGACTAATGCCCTGGAAAGCAGCAAGCACATCTGTACTCACTGTTTCACCGAATTGCTGTAGCTCGGCTGTAAACTTGCGAGTTGACTCGAAAGCATTTTGGGCGGCCTGTGCCTCTGCGTTCAGTAGGTCGGTCGCACGACGATTCTGTTCCTGTTGCAGTTCATTACGCTGCCCCTGAATAGTAATCTCTTCTTGAAGTTGCTTCTCAAGGATACCAAGGATTTCCTTGGCGGCTTTCTGCTGAGTCTTGGGCAACTTAGCAATGAAGGCTTCGAACTCCGCGATCTTCTTGGGATCCAGAGTTTCAACACCATCGTTCACTTTGTTGAAGAACGCAGCAGCGGAGAGACCAGCGGGGTTCAGGCCAACAGTAAACTCATCACTTAGACGCTCGAACAGTCCAGCTAGTTCTGTTTCAAGACGAGCCGACGTATTGCTCGACTGACGCTCTGCAACTAGTAGCTCGTTTGTTAGACGTACCACAGAGTCAGCCAAAGCCTCGGGACCAAGCTGTGCAAGCTCTAGCTCCAAGCCCAATGTTCTAATGCTATCAGCGAATGCCTGAAGCTGCAAGACCTTCTGGAACTCACTGAAGTCCTTACGGGCTTCTGTCATAGCACCAGTAAACTCATTGATCTCAGGTACAGTAGCACCCAAGGTTACCAAGAGTCTATTGAAAGCAGGACCAAGATCGGCATTAGTGCCGTTGGCCAATAGTTGCTGTAGTTCTTCGAAAGCCTTGATCTGTTCTGCACTATCAGCAGTAGACTTGATCAAGTCCTCATTGTTATTGACGAACGTCTTGAAGGTGTCAATGTTCTTGAGCAACGACTCACGCACACGCTCATTAGTCGTGAGCATAGCTTCTTGAGCTTCAGCGGTTCTAGTAAAGGAAGTGAATCCCTCTTCGATACCGGCAGCAAGATCCTTGCCAACACGCTGACCAGCAACTCCACTACGGAGAGCTTCGATCAAAGCACCCTGAACATCAAGAGAGCCTTCGGTGCGACCAGTTAGTCTACCGCCACCCTTGATTCGTGCGGCCTCTTCCCTCTGTGCCGCAGCAATTTCCTTACGGGCATCAATCTCTTCTTCGACTGCTGTAATGATAGTCATAACAGACGATTGAACAATACCGAAGGCACCAGCCACAGCAGCAGCCTGTGGACCAAGCACAGCGAACTGAGCGGCAAGACCAAGGCCACCCTTACTAACATCCAAGATATCAGCACTGGTTTGTGCGATTCCATTATCGAACGTACGAAGTCCGTTCGCAGCAGAACTCAGAGCAGCCGGAAGTGCAGTACCAACCAACGACAGCAGAAGCGTTCCGGCTCCACCACCTAGCGGGCTACCACGCTCACGCAAGCGAGCGGCTTCGGAAGCCTTGATCGCCGTGATGTTCGTCTTGATCGCTTGCGTGTGTACTTTGAACGCTTGGTTAGATGCACCAAGCTGAATGCCATTGGCCTTTGATACTTGAGTACGTAGTAGAGTTTCCTTTGCGAGATCTTTGCTGAGTGCTCCTAGACTCTTGAAAACCCCACCGACTCTACCAATCTGTGTACCAAACGAAGCCATCTGGCTTTGTACTTTGGTAAGCGGACCAATGAATCCTGCATCACCAGCACGCGGCCCCGTGGGACCAGCACCAGCACCGCCACCGGGGCCACCCTTGCCAGCAAGACCAAAGACACTACGACCAAGAGTTACACCACCAAAAGCAAGTAGCGGAGTGATACTACCACCAATGCTAGACACAACATCAGCTAGAGACGTGAAAGCCTTTAGGATGCCTGTAGCAATCTTGAGCACGCCAGCCAAGCTATCTTCTAGACCAGCATCACCTAGAGCCTCAGCAAACAATTGTCCTTCAGCAACCAGCTTACCAAGTTGACGCTCAAGTTTCGCATCTGTGATCAAACGCTTCTCTTCGGCAGTACCAGCGGCAGCAGCCGACTCGGCAGCAAACTCATTGGCCTTACCAAGAGAGTTGAGCGTAGCGACTAGGGACTCGAACTGACGGATACCAGCAATGGACTTCGCTGCGTTAGCTTGTTGAGCCTGAGTAAGCCCATCAAACCGTTCCTTGAGGTCATTCAAGACATCAAGGGTCGGACGCAAAGATCCGTCTAGGTTTTCAACCGTAACACCAAGAGCCTCAATGGCACTTCTCGCGTCACCAGCAGCAAAGATACGGGTCTGTAGAGTCTTGAAGAACGTACCAACTTCACGACCAGACTTACGAGTCTGTTCACGAAGGGCAGCGATCAAGCCAATGGAATCATCGATACTACCAGTAAACTCGGCAAAAGCGTTACCACCAGCACGGAAGGCTTCGGCAACATCAGCCGCGTTGACGGCAGCGATGTCCTCAGTCTTGGCCAACTTATCAAGCACGGCAGCAGAGTCTTGACCAACATCACCAAACTGACGAGCAGCAGCAATGAAAACCTCAGTGGCCTGAGCGGCAGACAACGTAGAGATCTGGGTAGCAAGAATAGCAACGCGAGCACGCTCCTGGGATTCCTCAATGGTATCACCAGCCTGCTTGAAAACACGAGTAGTGGACAGAACTTCTGCCGCAGTCACGCCGAAGTCGGCGGCAGTACGTAGAGCCGCATCACCGATTTCTTCCATGCGGTCGGTTAGACCGCCAACATCGACTCGAACAATATCCCTCAGGGCACTGTCGAATTCGAATAGGAAGGTTACACTTCCCTGGATAGCACGGTTGAGCGTGGCGAACGTCGGCAGCAAAATGGCGAACTGAGCCATACGCTGCAAGAACAAGCGAGCGGCACGCTCGTTTGTGTTTAGTTGGGCCCCAGTCTTCGCCAGCTTCTTGTTGACGCCCTGGGTAGTACCCTGGATCTTCTTGAGGTGAGTGTTAGTCTGTGACAAAGCAGGAGGTAGGCCCGCAACAGCTTGGCTGATCTTGCGGAACACCTGTGGGTTGATCTGTACGTCAACCAGCTTTAGGACAGCATCTAGTTGGACTTTAGCCATTAGCTAACACTCTTGCTCAAAAACACAATGGACTGTTGTTGCAGTAGCTTCTCGATCTTGGCCGCATTGGCACGCAACCATCTCTTCTCGAAGTCAGCAAGCTGCGGCGGAAAACGCCACAGTCCCGTACTACCAAATGTCCCCTTGGGCAGCATCAAGCCGCCGGGAGCACTTTTAACTCTAATGTTCTTCTGGATTGCCTTTGGAACTCGTGAACGTGGGACGAACCCACTTTGGACTTTCTTTTTATCCGTAACCCATTCTAGCCAGGACTCGATCTGGAGGTGACCCGTGCCAGAGGCAGGGTGCGGGGTGGCCAACTTCAGTTGTGCCATGTCTCCGAATTGGATCTTGACTAAGTTATTGGTACGGCTTACCTTAATAGTACGCTCATATGCCGCCAAAAGTTTCGGCGGTTCTGTCTTTTCGATGCCAAGCTGGCTCAGGCCGTCTGGACTGATAACGAACTTGTAAAATGGCGTGTCTGCAATGCCCTGTAGACCGAGCCCACCGTACACCATAGCACGGACGAGATCAGTCTCGATCCATTTCTGTAGATCCTTCAGGGCCATTGTCCAGCCCTTATTGACCGCAGCCGTAATCGACTGGGTAGGTCTAATCAGTCTTAGGTTCCAGTTTCTTGCCACGAGTGCTCGCCTTCTTACGAGTTACCTTTTTCTTTGTAGCCTTCTTCCGGGTCGGATTCTTCTTGGCGTCAGCCTCGATAGCTGCATCTGCCCTACCGTGGAGAGTCTTCACGACCTCTTCCTCGATCTCACGATCCATCATGGCTTCTTGCGGCGTCTTGAGGTACGATGCCTCAGGGTAGTCTGCCAGGAGTCCACGACGGGCTTCATCTAGAAGGGTCGCCTGCAATTGGACAACCGTAGCGTACACGTTAGACTTAGTGTTTAGGTCACGCTCACGTACGTATTCGGCGTAGTCTGCCCAATAGCGTTTACCAGTAGACTTTAGTACGGTACAGGCGGCCATGACCGTTTCAGTCTTGATCATCTCGGCAACGCCCTCAGCAGAGTTCATGTAGACTGTCTGCTGGATAAGGAATAGCTCCCACATGCGGCGACGTTGAAGGCCGATTAGCTTGGCAAGTTCCACGCAACGTTTGTCGTTGCCCTCGGACTCAGCATTCTTCAGGTCGATCTGAAGGAGTGCGATTTTGCCTACAGCTTTTTTGAGTTCGTGCTCATCGTTCTCGGTCCACATGCCGTGATCTCGCATGATCTCACGTAGCTTTTCACGAGGGAAAACACCCTCTACCAAGGACTTACTGTACGCCACACGATACTGGCGTTCGCCTTCGTTCTCTACGCCCACTGTCGGGGGCACTAGCTCGAATTCGGACACGTTACCCGTGCGATCCGTCGCTCTGAAAATTCGTTCTACCATAACCTAGCTCCTGTAAACACTAACAACCTGATCCCGCCACTCACCGTACCTGGGAGCTACGCTCCCGTGCAGACGATATCGATCCACAATAGGTAATACACTATTTACTACTGTGTCTGTGCCAGCAATCAGCAGCACCCAGCCTTCCTCTTGACGTAGTAGAATGCCAGCATCCATTTCAGATCTGACGGCATTCAGGACGCTCAGGCTGTCGGCACCACCATAGAATTCAACATAGGGCTTACTGTCTTCTGTAAAGCCGAAATCAACCTTCTGTACGCTACGCAAGAATGTCTGTGTGAGGGCCAACTTGTTGTCGTCAGTGAGCTGCAAGGGGCGGTACTCAACATCATAGTCTCGTAGCTCGTCTCGTTGTGCTCGCATAACATCGTTGAATGCGTTGCGGATATCGCCTTTGTAGATCCGTCCATCCCTGGTCTCTTCCAGGTCTGGGAAGGAGTCTTCAAACTTCTCCAGCGTGCGAATCATAAGATGCTTGATCCTGCGATCAATGCTCTTGCTGAGCTGTTCTCTTGAGGGGTTCGTTTTCATCTTCTAATCGGAATGACTTTGGTTGGCATACTGAGCATGCTGCGTGTTTTCTTGCCACGAAGATCTTGTTCTTCGATGACGCCCTTCTGCAACACTCTCTCTTGTTCGTTATCCAACAACTTGCGTACGGTCTTTGTATTGCGTCCATACACCTGACGTGCCCGAGCTTCCTTTTCGTCCTGTGCGAACTCGTGCCACGTACCATAAAGGCAATGCTGTTGATGGGGGAGACGTTCCCCCAAGCCCTTGCCTGCGTTCCTTGCTTTCATACCACAAACACATTTCTCAATGTATTCACCGTCAAGGACGTGTCCTCGTTCTTGATGATGGTCGGTAGCCATACTGCGACCAAGCTTGTCATGTCTCGCGAGATCACGAGTAGCAAGCCAATCGTCAAAGCGATCATCGTCATCTACAATTTCATGATCGGGAGGATCTGTAGTCTCGAAAGCTGAGTCGTATACACGGCTCCAGTAAATGAGCATCTTGTGATTGATGTTGAAGTCACCCACTGTACGCCCAAAAATGCTGGGGAGATTTTCGCGTGCTAGTCCCCAAGTCAACCGCCACTCAGTTGACCTAGCAATCTCCCTAATGTCGGGGGTTTCCATTGCTCCTTCACTCATCATCTCATAGATGAGATAGAATACCAACATGAGGTAGTTCTCTTTGAAGTGCAGGTAGGTGGCATCATCAGGAATCAGCGGTTTCTCATCTGGTCTGAGAGCTACCTTCCGAAGCAGCATAAACGAGGCAACCTCGTGTGCCAAGTATTCTGCTGTCTGTTGCTTCAGATGATTCTTCTTAGCTTGAACATGCTCTTTCTTTGCGTGAGCATCGTCAATCTGGAGCTTGATGATATTCTGTCGCGACTTGAATTTGGCTTTGGCCTTGAACTCCCCCTCTAGAAAAGCGATATGATCATCGGCACGCTCAACAACGTCATCGTCATCCTTGTTCCAGTAACCGGACTGACGAGCATTCTCCATGATCTCGCCCTCAGTAGGAACACCCTCGGCACGAGCCTTGTGTTCCTCTAGGTCACGGATGAACAAGTAGTAATTACGATCATCTAGACTCAAGTCCTTGAGGATAACGTAATCTAGACCCTCTGGTGCATCCATATCCTTAGGAAGCAGAATGAGTCGCCTATCCCACAGCAATCTGTTGATACGTTCTTGAACTGACATAACAAAAAAGGGACACCGATAGAACGGTGCCCCTATGTACGATTACCTGATTGTACCTTGCACCCGGGGGTAAAGAAGGTAGGGCGGGACAACCCCCCGGTGTCCCGCCCAGTCG